AGTATGGACAGATTCCTCAATATCAAATAGCTTTCAAGCTGGAACGGCATATTCCGATTCAGTATCTGCTACAAATGGAGCTAGCTATACTTGGGAGCAGGTAGGTAGCGTTTATCCATATTGGCCAGATGGCGTTACCATAAACAACTCAACAGGTGTAATTTCTGGTACACCAATAACAGCAGGCCAATCATATAGTTTTAGAATTGCAGCATATAACAGTGGCGGAACAATTTATTCGTCTACCTATACAGGAACAGTTGCAGCTGCATCTAGTGGCGGTGGCGGTGGCACTGTAAGTGTTAACATCACCTCTGTCACATCATCAACAATTTCTGGAACAGTTTCATACTCAAATGCTACAGGTGCATCTGGAAGCATTCAGCTATCTTGTAATGGTGGACAGATAACTCCAACATCCTTCACATATAGTGGAGTTAACTATCCAGGAACTACCACAGGATCTTCAAACTTTACTGTTTCTGGACTGTCTCCAAGCACTACATATACTGTAAGTGCATCATGGCCTTATACTGGAGGCAGTGCTCCTGCAACTACATCAGCAGCACCAGTAACACCTACATACACGTATTCATTTGACTATGACCTTGGAGTATATCCTGCTATACCATCTGGTGCTGAAATTGCATCATCTGGAACATTATATATGGGATCAGTTGGAGTTCCATATAACGTAAATACTGGTGCAGGCTGTGGAACTCAACAGATGTATGCATATGTTGCAGGTACATACTACTGGAGATGTTTTAGAACACCAAGTTAAAAAAATACCCCTGGATATTCCCAGGGGTATTCTCTATAGGGTATCTATTAAATTTCTATAGATGACAGTAGAATAATTTCCACCAAATTTACTAATGGATTCAACTCTAGTCACCTCTCCCTTTCTTGGAGCATGAATCATCATGCCATCACCAATATAAATCCCAACGTGGTATGCAGACTTATATCCATTATATTTAAAAACCACCAAATCTCCAGGTTTTGGATCTGTAGTGGCATTTCCAACATCTTGTTGTCTTGAAGCCCTATGCTCAAGCTCAATGTTTAATTGTTCATAGAACCACATTGTTAGCCCAGAACAATCCCATCCAGCAGGGGTATTTCCAGAAAAAACATACCATGTTTTTCCAACCCTAGATTTCAATCTATCTATAACAGCTCTAAGCTTTATTCCATTATTCATTAAAGTTTGCTTTTCAAAATATTGTTTACTTAAAAGCGTTTCCGATGAAGATGTTGAATCAATTATGTTTGATATTGTATTTGTAGATACAGCATCAGACTGTTTTATATTTTTAATTATTAAGTTAGCACTTGCTGGTGAAGAACAAGTGGTTAGTGTAAGCGTTAAAACACTTACTGCAGCAATTTTTTTAATCATTTGCTACCTCCTTATTTTTTATGTTGTTTCGGCACCTGTCACATGCCTTGGCAGACATTATCTTTACAGCGATAGCAAAAATAAATTGTCTTGGATTGTCACGATTGTCACTTTGTTGTCACTCTGTTTCATCATATTCCTCCTTAACGGAAAAACTTCCTTTTGAGGGGAAGTTGTTCTACAATTATACCATTTTTTAATAAGATTAACAAGTTCATGCTATAATTTACTTATGGCAACAGGACATTCAGATACCTTTAATCTACCCTTTCCACAAGCTACAGACCCAGTTAATGTTCATGGAGACATTCGTGCCTTAGTAGCAATGTTGGAAGAAGTTCTGCCACCACTTGGTGTTGGTTACTTTCAGCTTAATGTAAAAAATACAAGTGGGTCTACAATTACGGCAGGAACTCCAGTTTATGCAACTGGATATTCTGGAAAAACAACTATTGATAAGGCATTGCCATCTACAGTTGGTCCCATTTTGGGACTTCTTAAAGAAACTACAACCAATAACTCGGATGGAGTTGTAGTTGTTGCAGGAGTTCTAGAGGGAATCAACACTTCGTCTTTTGCAGCAGGTCAGGTTTTATACGTTGGTGAACTTGGAGGACTATCTTCAACTCAGCCAAGTTCTGGCGGAGGTGCTGTTGGCATTGTCGCAGTTGCAGCAGAAGCTGGCGTAGTAATTGTTGAAGCAAAGGGAAATGGAACTTGGGGGGCACTAAAAGCTGGATTGGCTTAACAGTGGTATACTTATATTATGGCTAGATCAAATAATTATTCTGTTGGAAATATTCCACCACAAGTTGCATGGACAATAGTTCGTGGAGATACTGCATCTTTTAGAGTCTTCGTCACTGATGACAACAAAGTACCTTTGGTAATTAGCGATTGGACAATTGCTATGAAGGTAAAAAGACCACTAAATGCATCAGATGCTGGAATTATTACCGACAATGCTACAACAGTTTTAACACTATCACCAAGTCAGTCAGATTTCGATGGTGCTGGAGAATTTACTGTAGCACTAACAAGTGGAAACTCACAATCTTTAGAAACAGGAGACATCTTCGACATACAGTTATCTGACCAGCAAAGAGTGTGGACAGTTGCTCAGGGTAAGTTTATAGTCCTTGAAGATGTAACAGATTAATGTCAACCATCAAGATATTACAGAATACCCATAGTGTAAAGTCAATAAAGCACTACTCATATGGTATCTTAAGGTTTAGAAAATCTAATAGAAAAATAAAGATAGAGCAAAATCTTCCATTTAGAATTAAGTTTACCAATATTGGAATAGTTAGCAATTATGGACCAGGAAATGCTGCTCCAATTGGAATTGCAGTAATTGGCGTAAATAACTATGTCATGTAGTTTCATTAAATAATGATATATAATAGAGTTATGTCTAGAACAACCCTACCTTATGTAAAGACCAGATTCGAAACTGGTGACAAGCCTGAAGAACAGGATTATGTAGATCTCATTGATACTACAGCTGCCCAATCAACTGATCTTGGTACTTTTGGAAACAACGAAAATACTATTTCTGGTATTGAGAATGCTACAGTCATTGATTCATTCGATGCAACTGTATGGCGTATGGTTAAGTACATTGTTTCAATTGCTAAAACTTCAGCAGGTGGAAATAAATTCTACGCAACAGAACTTACCGTACTTGTAGATGGTACTGACGTATCAGTATCTGAGTACGGAACAATAGACAACGATGGGAATATTGGCACCATAGGAGTCTCTAGGACTGGAAATACGGTTGCTTTAACTGTTACCCCAGATCCACAAATTAAGCCAGTCACCGTACGATTCGCTCGTATGGGACTTAAGGCATAACCCCTATAGGAGATAAAAATGGCAACAGTAAATAAAGACTTTAAGATCAAAAGTGGTCTTATTGTAGAAGGTACTACAGGTACCATTAATGGTGAGGATATTCTTACTACCTCACAAGCATCTACCGACTATATCGTTAATATTGTTGGCGGAACTACACTAGTAACATCAGTACAGGCAGAGCAGCTCCAGGTTGTTGACGGAGAGCTTTCTGTCAAGCCAAACGTGTTTGATGGATACGGTGCTGCAGATGATGCATTAAACAGTGCAAATAACTACACTGATGGTGAAATTAGTTCTGCAGTTCAGCAGGCAGAAAACTATGCAGACTCGCTTGCATCAAACTACGACCCAGTAGGTTCTGCACAGGGAGCATATGATAATGCTACATCTTATGCAGACACCGCAGCTTCCGCTGCAGAGAATAACGCCAAGTCGTATGCAGATGGTCTTGCAGTAAATTACGATGCAGCAGGTTCAGCAGACGCTGCTGAAGCAGCAGCAAACTCTTACACAGACGATGCAGTTTCTCAAGAAGTTCTTGACCGCAACTCTGCAATTTCTTCTGCAATTTCTACAGAGGTTACAGATCGTAATGATGCAATTGATACAGCAATTACAAATCTTAATCTATCTGGAACTTACGATGCACTTGGAGCAGCAGCATCAGCACTTTCAGATGCAAATGACTACACAGATACAGCAGTTGCTAACCTTGTAGATGGTGCCCCAGCACTTCTTGATACTCTTAATGAGTTAGCAGCAGCAATTGCAGACAACCCTAACTACGCAACAGATGTTGCTAACCTGGTTGCAACTAAGGCAGACACTACATATGTGGATTCAGAAGTTTCGGATGCAATTTCTACTGCAGCGACAGACGCTACTACAAAGGCTGACGCAGCAGAAGCAAATGCAAACACATACACAGATGGCAAGATTGCAACTGAGGTTTCAGACCGTGATTCAGCAATTTCTTCAGCAATCAACACTGAAGTTACAAACCGCAATTCGGCAATCGATTCTGCAATTTCTCAGGAAGTTGTTGACAGAGATTCAGCAATTACAACTGCTGTTAATGCTCTTACAACTTCAGATATTGAAGAAGGCACAAACCTATACTTCACAAACCAGAGAGCAATTGACGCTGTAGGTGGAACAATTGGCGATGCCATTAACTTGCTAACTACTGATGACATTGAAGAAGGAGATAATAACCTATACTTCACAAATACTCGTGTAGAAAATGCAATTATTGAACCACTAACTCTGGGTACTCAGACAAATATCTCTGTTACATATAACACTGGAACTGGAGCATACGACTTTGTAGCTGAAAATGGTGTAGCAGATTCAAATACCGATGACTTAGCTGAAGGAGAGACTAACCTCTACTTTACACAGCAACGTGTAATTGATGCAATTGATAACCAGGATATTACTCCAAAGTCAGTACAGATTGATACATTCCGCAAGGAAGAGGCAACACAAACATACTTTAATACTGCTTCTACTGCAACTGTTCACTCATTTGCTTATCCTTATGGATCGGTAAAGTATGTAGTTCGTACTGTAGGAACTGTATCTGGTACTTTACACTCACAGGTAACTGAAATTCTTGCTACAGTTGATGGAAACAACAACGTTGCAGTAACTGAATTTGGTTCAATTCACACAACAGAGCCTGCACTAGCATCGTTTATAGTTGACTATGATGGTTCTGGAAACTTCCGTCTACGTGCAACTGTTGCAAATGCTGGTAGCGAAGTTATTGTAGCAGCAACACTGCTTTCATGGGCAGACTAATTTAATTTAAGGAAAGAGGGAGCTGATTTATCTTGGCAACAGTTGAAAAAGACTTTAAGGTCAAAAACGGACTAGCCGTTACAAATGGCGGTAGTTTTGGAGGTGCCGTAGTCGTTGCCGATCCAACGGATGCTACACATGCAGCAACAAAAGCATATGTAGATTCATTAGCAGGAAGCGTAACAGCTGGTTCAACAGCTCCCTCTTCACCAATTAATGGAACACAATGGTTTGATTCATCATTAAATAGATTAAAAATTTATTATGATGGAACTTGGTTTGTTATGGCATCATATGACGATGCAATTAACATTCCACAACACATCCACGATACATCAATTGGTGGTAGTGGATTAATTGTAAGCTTGTTTACAGAGGGTGGGTCATCTAATGATCCACAAATAAACTCTCTAGATGCAGGTGGAGCATACACAACATCCTGGGATATAAACCTTGATGGTGGAAATGCTCAAAGTAACTTTACATAAACTAATGATATAATTAGTAGGACAAGTATGGGCAGCACCCATTAGGAGAAAAGTATAATGGCAACAAGAATGCAGCAACGCAGAAGTCTTGCAGCAGATTGGACTACAGCTAATCCAATCTTGGCAGCAGGTGAAATTGGTTTCGAGACTGATACCAATAAGTTTAAGATTGGTGATGGAGTAAATCACTGGGCAGATTTGGTATACTTTACCTCTGCTAGTGAGATTCAAAACATAATTGACGGTGCCCCAGATCTCCTAAATACCCTCAACGAACTAGCTGCTGCTATTGGTGACGATGCTGACTTTATTACAACAATTACTGGAAATATCGCATCAGCAGTCTCAGATCACTCAGCAGATACCACCAATGTCCACGGAATTGCTGATACATCGGCATTAGCTACTAAGGCTTATGCAGATTCGTCTGCTTCATCTGCAGAACAAAATGCAAAGAACTACGCAGACAACCTATCTTCAAACTACGATGCTGACGGTGCTGCAGCTTCTGCACTAGATGATGCAAATACTTACACAGATAACTCCATCACCGCTGAGGTTGAAAATAGAACAGCAGCTATTGGAGCAGCCTTTACATCAGCTAATGAATATACTGATACAGCGATAGCAAATCTTGTAGATTCTGCACCATCTACTTTAAACACACTTAATGAGCTATCAGCAGCTTTAGGTGACGATGCCAATTATGCAACAACAATTACTACAGCATTGGGAACAAAGGCAAATCTTTCTGGAGCAACATTTACAGGAGATATTGATCTTGGTTCACACAATGTAAAGTTTGGAAATACAACATCCATTAAAAATGATGAACTCCTGGGACTAATAGTAACAGCAGATCTCGTACAGCTACCACAGGCTGTAAATTTTGGTACACAGTCTGCATCACAAATGGCAGTAGCAGCGATTGTAGCAGCCATTAATGATGGACTAGACCTAACACTTGACGGAGGAACCCTATAATGGCAATTAAAATGCAACAACGCAGAGGAACTGCAACCCAATGGTCAGAAGCAGATACAGTTTTAGCAGCTGGTGAAATTGGATATGACACAACAACTGGAGAATTCCGTATCGGTGATGGTACCAATGGATGGAACAATCTATCACCATTTAAGAACCTAGAAGATCTAGGCGGAAACCTTGATGACTATATTCCACTAACCCAGAAAGCATCAGCACTTGGAGTTGCAACTCTTAATGAGGATGGAGTTGTTCCACTAGATCAACTAACTCTAGTAACCGATATTACATCTGGTCTTGCAGACGATATTGCTAGCACTAATACTGCCTATGCAGCAGCAGACACAGCACTATCTAATGATATTGCTACGGCTCAAGCTGCAGCGGAGTCTACAGCAAATGGCTATGTAAGTACTCACAATTCGGACACTACAAATGTCCACGGTATTTCTGATACTTCTGCACTTGCAACAAAAGAAGGTACAGAAACTTTTAAGAATAAGACAATCTCGGCAGGGGATAACAACGTCACTATTAATGCAGCAGACATAGTTGACGTAACTGCATCAGCATCAGAGTTAAATATTCTTGACGGTGCAACACTTTCAACAACCGAACTTAACTATGTAGATGGTGTTACATCTGCTATTCAAACTCAGCTAAATGGTAAGGCACCTCTAGCAGCACCAGCACTTACTGGTAATGCTACAGCCGAAAACCTTACAGTTTCTGGTAACCTAGTTGTAAATGGTACAACTACAACAGTTTCATCAGCAAATCTAGAACTCACAGACTCACTAATCTACCTATCATCAACACAGTATGACACAGATGCTGTAGATATTGGTGTATATGGTGCTTATGGAGACTCAAATCCTGGACACTTCCACACTGGTCTTGTTCGTGATGCTTCAGATGGTAAGTGGAAGCTTATCTCTGCTGGTTCAGAACCTACAAGCAACGTTATTGATTTCTCAGGAGTTACATATGATACTGTTAAGCTAGGTGGAGTCGAATTCTCAGACGGTACTCAGGTAAAGCAGGGTGTTCCATCACTTACAGCTATTAACCAGCAAACAGCTGGATACACAACAGTTCTAACTGACCGTGATAAGCTAATTGAAATTAGCTCAGCTTCTGGAGTAACTCTTACTATTCCTACAAATGCTTCTGTAGCATATCCAGTAGGAACATCGTTTGATATCCTTCAAACTGGTGCAGGTCAAATTACAATTGCTGGTGCATCAGGAGTAACTGTAAATGCGACACCAGGACTAAAGCTACGTACACAGTGGTCATCTGCAACTCTATTTAAGAGAGCTACAGATACTTGGGTTGTATATGGCGACCTTTCAGCTTAAAAGATTTAGGAGACATAAGTGAGTAAAAGAGCAGGTAGACACGCACAGCAAGCAAATGATTTCTTGCAACCAATGTCACCAATTAATGTGGTAGCCACAGATGTTGGCACAAATAGAGCATTCAATAACGGTGCTGCCTCGGTATCATTTGAATTACCAGCTAACTCACCAGCTGCAACCTCATATACTGTAACTTCATCACCAGGTGGATATACGGCAACAGGAAGCTCTTCTCCAATTACAGTAACTGGACTACAATCAGCTGCTAGCTATACTTTTACAGTTACTGCAACAAATGATAAGGGTACATCACAATCATCATCAGCTTCAAGTCCAGTTACAGCCACCACTGTTCCAGATGTTCCATCTAGCTTTACTGCAGCAGCAAACTCAGGAACCAATAGTGATCACCTAGCATGGACTGCTCCAGCCAATGGTGGTAAGGCAATAACCAACTACCACTGGTCATCAAACGATGCTAAGTCTGGAGATACAGCATCTACGTCTGTAGATGTTGGTCAGGAAGCTGGAACAGCTCAAACTTATCAGGTTTATGCCACTAATGCTAATGGTAATGGTCAACCTACTGCAGCTTCTGGCACCGTAACTAGCTATTACAACTATTCTAACTTCTACAATTTCTATAATTTCTATAATTATTCAAATTTCTATAATTTCTATAATTTCTATAATTTCTATAATTATTCAAATTTCTATAATTTCTATAATTTCTACAATTATTACAATTATTCAAATTTCTATAATTTCTATAACTACAGCAACTACTTCTTCTCCTCATTCAGTTTTTATTGGTTCTCAAGATAATACTCTATGCTACAATAGTAGAATAGGAGATATAAGTGAGCAAACGAGCAGGTAGGCATTCACAACAAGCAAACGACTTTTTGCAGTTAGAGGCTGTAACAATTACATCTGCTACAGATGTTGGAACTAATAGACCATACCTTCAGACAGCAACTGGAACCAATGCCGAAGGTGGTGCTGTAAGCCTTGTATGGACCTTACCAGCAGGATTTCCTACCCCAAATAGCTATGACATTAGCTCTTCTCCAGCGACTGTAACTAAAAATACACTATCATTACCAACTAGTCAATCTCCATTCATATTTGAAGGATTAGCATCAAATACCTCATATACCTTTACGGTAATTGCCAAGACAACTGGTGGAAATTCTAATCCTGCGACATCTTCTTCAGTTTTGGTCACCACAGTTCCTGACGTACCGTCCTCATTTACAGCAGAAGCAATATCTACAACCAATAGCGATCGTCTATCTTGGCTTGCTCCAGCAAATGGCGGAAAATCAATTACAAGCTATCACTGGTCATCTGATGATGCTAAGTCTGGAGATACAACGGTAAATACCGTAGATGTTCCACAAGAGGCTGGAACACAGCAAAAGTATAAGGTCTATGCAAGTAATTTAAATGGAGATGGTGTAGCCACCGCCTGGTCTGGAATAGTTACGTCTTATTATAACTACTCAAACTTCTATAACTTCTATAACTTCTATAATTTTTATAACTATTATAATTTTTATAATTATTCTAACTTTTATAATTATGCTAATTTTTATAATTATGCCAATTTTTACAATTATTCTAATTTTTACAATTATTCTAATTTCTATAACTATTCTAATTATTATTTTGCAGCTTTTAGCTTTTACTGGTTTTCCAGATAATTCCATATGCTATAATATCTATATAGAGAAAGAGAGACATATAAATGCAACCGAATATGCCAAGAAGTATTAGTAGATCAACAAAGCCACAAAAGTTCTTTGAGAGATTTCTAGATAATGATTTAGAAAAGTTGGCCTCAGAACTAGAGAAGCGTTATGAGCTAATTGAACAGGCTAAAATTTTAGGGGTAACCCCAGTATCTGAAGAAGATGGTGCCTGGAAATCATCTGGAAGTATTTCTACAATGAAGTGGAGACAATACAACGTTTTTCAGTTTAATTTACCAGAGATTCATAATCTATACTCAGCAGTCTCTGAAATGGTAAAGGAAGCCTGTGAGTACTATGAGCTAGATTTTAAGAAAGAGCAGTTCATGGTTCAGGGGTGGTTTAATATAAATCACTCTAACGTTGGCAAGCTTGACTGGCACGAGCATGGTCCAGATGGTGCACCAAACTTTCATGGGTATTATGCAGTAAAGGCAGAGCCATCAGAAACTCACTATGTAGTCTGGGATCAATATAAGATTAACATAAATACAAATAACCGTGCAATTCTTTCTGAAATGGGACACCCACATGCAATGGGCGACTGGAAATGGGAAGGTCCTAGAATCACAATAGCCTATGATATCATTCCACTAAGAGGACTAGTTGGGGATATGAATGCAGAACAACACTGGATTCCACTTGTCTAAAAAAATAATTTGTAGAATATTGGGACATAAAATGATGTCTCAGTCATGCCCAGTAACAAAAGCAACTCTAAGTTATTGCTCTAGGTGTGGACATGGCATGCATCATTCAACTATGTCATTTAATTAATCTTATTATGGTAAAATGGACTAGGAGATTATATGTCAAGTCCATCAAACCTTTATGCAGAAAAAGCATTTTCAGAACATCCAATGTCATTATGGGCATTAGATGACAAAGTAGATTATCTATCGCTTATAAGCGAAAATGATAGAAACCTTGAGAATTGGAATATTTCTGGCGGTACCGTAGAGTCCAACTACAACATATTGCAAAACACACAGCCATTTATCGACAGTGCTGTTAATGTGCTATACGGCGATGTAATTCCAGAGGGTGAACTTGGAGAAATAGTCTTAATTACTGATCAGACCATAAATGGTGATCATATAACTGCAGAAACTTTTAATTCAGTTCTAAAAACATTTGCATTGGGATTTTACCTATATGCCGAAAATCCATATCTTTCCTCGGTTGCTATTGGCTATAGATATCTGGATAATGCAATACACGACTATGTAGAGCCAGAAACAAAGTGGTTCAATTCTTTGAATATTGAAAATAGATGGTTACTAGTCTCTAACACATTTGATGCATCAGCAATAACTGGAAATATAGAATTAATAATTAAAATAAGATATTCTGGTGGAGGAGCAACCATACAAGACAACAAGTTTATGATTAATGGGTTATCTATGGGGCAATGGTCAGAAAACTTCTTGTCAGAATCTCTTGGAATAGATTTAATTAATTTACCAAATAATATACCGCTTACCAATACAAAATGTGTTCAGGCCAATGCATATGGATTACAAAATTCACCTGGATATTATCTTGCATCAGATAATTATGTTTTTGCAAAAAATGCTAGCTTGCCGATGGTATATGGAACATCAAATGTAACAATTATATTTCCTAATCCAGACGGACCATCATTGATTGTTCCTGGATATGGATTTATGGGAGAATACGGAAGATATAATGACCTCACTCTTGAGGCATGGCTAAAGATATCTTCAGATACTACAACTCCAAAACGTATTATTGGACCTATTGCATCAGAAACTCAGGATGGATTATATGTAGATGGTTCATTCTTAGGTTTAAAAATTGGAAACTCTTATGGCTCTTATCACGTTAGTGAATGGGGAAGGCCAATGCTTGTCCACATTAAATTATCGCAATTGGTTGCAGAAGTACTGATCAATGGAGAGTCAGTAATCACAATATCGATAGATGAATCACACCAGTATGCAAATAGATATGACGGATCAATAGATAATGACTGGATCGGTTTTTATGCATATGAAGATGCATCACCGATGGAAATAGACTGTGTAGCTATATACCCATATCTAGTTTCTCAAATTGTTGCTAAAAGAAGGCTTGTTTATGGACAAGCAGTAGAAATACCAGAAAATCTAAACAGAGCATATAGTGGTACGTCAACCATCTTTGACTACCAATTCTCCAAATATGCCAATAATTATTTGTATCCAGATTTTGGTAAATGGGAAAATGCAATTATGGATAATCTGATATCTACAAATGGTCAGCTATCTATCCCAAACTATAAAGTTCCAGATATTGTATTCAACAACAAAACTAAGGCCGAATGGAGTATCGCTATCTCTTCAGAAGATCTTCAGACAGAAGATCACAACTTTATATCTTTAAGACCAAACTCTGCATGGAGTAATACAGATGGCTATTTATTGTTTAGCTCATTAGACTTGCTGTCTTCAGATACCAAGGGTATTTATGGTATTTTTAAACAACGAACCACAGCAAATACCCAACAGACATTAATAAAGATACTTGACGAAGCAACATCAAGCTACTTTGAAATAAGAATGCTAGAAGACTCAATAGAGTATATCCTAAAATACGAAGATCAAGAAGAGGTTGTTTATGCAACACAAAAGTATTATCCAGAACAGACATTTACTGTTGGCCTAGATATTGATAATTTTGTAAAATCATTTGGTGGAAATCTAATATCTTTCTTTGGAAGAAAATCTGGTCTTTCAGTTTATGTAGGTGGAAATAAGGACTTCACAAGAACCTTTACTGGTAGCATATACAATGTTTCATTTTGTTCAGCTAGAAATCTATCAGCTATAATAAGCAACTTCGATGAAAATGGAATTATTAAAGACAATGGTGACGAATTTATATTGCTTACGGAAGGAGATTATGACGGTGGTTCACCATCTACAGATACCTGGTCTTCTTCCATAAACCCAGATTCGCAATATACAACTCCTGCAGTCATGCCAACGGTAAACATCATAGACCACATAGCAAGCTACACAGCTAAACTTAATGAGAAGGCAGGAATCTATTTCTTGGATATATTCTCAAATGCTTATTGGGAAGACTACGTTCCACTCACATACTTATCTAAATATACGATAGATGCAAATGGAAACAAGGTCTATGACATTGATTTTATTCAGTTTAACATTAATTATCCAGCACCTGGTAAGTACGTAGAAGTATCTAGCACACCATCAACCTGGAATTATGCAGAATTGCTAGAGCAATATTCTCAACCAATTCAGAGAACCTACGATCAACTTGATAACCACCTATTTACTGGATATAACGATTACCAAGATTTAGCTGAAAAAACTACAAAGAATTATGTATACAATACTAATGATCAAATACTAAAGAGCTATGTAACATTCCAATTAATTAGGTCTGGCTTCAAAAATGCATATTCGTACTTCTCTGACAGCATCCCTGCAAGCAGAGGCGGTCTTATTATTCCTGGAGAAAATGGAGAAGACTGGTGGACAACTAAATATGAAGTAGTAGATGGAATGATCATCTATCCGCCAAAAGGAATAAGTCTGTCAGAGCTAGCAATTGTGATGCACCTAGAAATATCAGTAGATGGAATTGCCTCAAAGCCACTAAAGATACGTAAACTCCAACTAGCCTCTCAAGCACTTGACCACACCTCTCCTACCCCAATTGGAACTAGATTGGGACAAGACGTTTTTCCATATAGAAAAACTGGACTATATTTCAACTATAAGGGATTTAATCCATTTTCAATATATAAGGGAAGTAGCCCTCACCTATACCTTACGAAAAATTCTGGAATAGAAATAAAGGGAGATTATGATCCTGCTGTAAACCGTGGAATAAGTATCCCAGTAAATTCTGGTTTAGCAACTGACTACAAGGTTATTGCTATGCAAATGTCATTACAATACAATAAGGACTTCTTCCCATTTGGTGCCACGAAGATCTTTGAGATTGAAGGTAAAAACTCTTACATAAAATTTTACGCTGTTGCCAATCATCCAAATGGCAAGAGAGCAAAGATATATGCAATTAATGCAAAAACAGGTAGAAGAGAGAATGGAATAGCTTTTTACTGGAATGGCAAGCTTACAAAAGAGCCAAACATCACCATTAAAGAATGGGGAATGCTAGGAATTAGATTCTCAAATAGCATAGACTACACAAACTTTAAGGGTGCTATAAGACTAACTGGTCCATTCTTATTTAATAATATATCCCAGTATCAATCTACAAACTTACAAGAAGTACAGGAAATCACGAAGAGGCCATGGCTTAAGGTTAAGCTATCAAATATTAATGAAATTCCATGGAGCTTTTGGGAAAATTCATTTATTTGGAATGGAGTTTTGGTGATATCTGAAACAAGCTTCTATGGAGTAGATCCTTCAAATATTTATAAGGCATACACAGGAACAAACAAGATAATTGTAGATGATCCAAACACTTTTAGGTTTAATGATTATGAATATAGCGTTATTTTGGTTGGTTCAACGTCTAGCTATACAATGTCACCTCTATAATATGGTATACTAGTGGTTATGAATTCATTTGACGAACAGCTTTTGAGCAAAGTTCAAAAACCCAGACTACAAGTTATCCAAGAAGAGTTTTCTCTATTTGGAACCTATGTATGGATGAAACCAAACGGAAAGCCTTTTACTGACGGACAGGGGAACGCCCTATCTATTGAGGGCATGAAAGATGATAAGTCAAAGATCAAGGAACTTGCAGATGCTGCTAAGTATTGGGGGCAGCCAGAGGGACGTGCGGTATTTTACCCAAATATGCGTAAGATCTCAGACGAAGAGCATTCTGAGCAAGTAGATAGAATGAACCAGGGATTAATCCCTAGCATGAATGACCTTGGTGCACTAATTGCAGCCAAGAAAACTTTAGAACTTTATGGAGATGGTGAGTAGTATGTCAGAAGAACATTACATCAGAGATATTGGTATAGATCAAACAGAACAGGTCCAAGATCTGTTCAAGGCCCAAGATCCATTTAATAAACCATGGGACGAATTAAAAAACCTAACAGGTATTGAAAAGAATTTTAAACGTCGCACTGATAGAATTGAAAAGGCTGCCCCAGTTGATCCAGCAATTAACTATTCAGTTGGATATCAGAACGTAGATATTAACTCCTTGGCATACCAAGATTCTGCACTTGCAGTTCGCCAAGGTATTGATGGAGCACAATCTAAAGAAATTAATCCTGGTAGAGTATACCGAAACGGCTATGGTCTATTTGACGTTATTACCCCACCATGGAACTTGTACGAACTTGCTAATTATTATGATATGTCTTTTGCTAATCACGCAGCAATTGATGCAAAAGTAGAAAACATTGTTGGATTGGGCTATCAGCTACAGGCTACCGCAAAGACGCTAATGGCACTAGAAAACTCTGACAACGATAGTGCTATTGAAAAAGCACGTAAAAGAATTGAACGAGCTAAAGTAGAAGTTGCTGACTGGCTTGAGTCATTAAATCTGGATGAATCAATGACAGCAGTCTTTATGAAAGTTTGGACTGACTATGAATCAACTGGAAACGGCTATCTTGAAATTGGTAGAACAGTTAAGGGAGATATCGGATATGTTGGACACATACCTGCAACCACTATGAGAGTTCGTCGTCTTCGTGATGGATATATTCAAATCATTGGAAACAAGGTTGTTTACTTCCGTAACTTTGGTGCAAAAAATACTAATCCAATTACCAACGATCCTCGTCCAAATGAAATTATTCATATTAAGCAGTATTCACCACTAAATTCATTCTATGGTGTTCCAGATATCTTATCTGCAATTGCTGCCCTACAGGGCGATGCCCTAGCTTCACAGTACAACATTGACTACTTTACTAATAAGGGTGTTCCTCGTTACATCGTTACTCTTAAGGGTGCAAAACTTTCTGAAGAAGCAGAGGATAAGATGTTCCGCTTCCTGCAGACAAGTCTCAAGGGACAAAACCACAGAACTCTCTATATTCCACTTCCAGGAGACTCAGATACCAATAAGGTTGAGTTCAAGATGGAAGCAGTTGAAAGCGGTACACAGGAAGCATCGTTCAATGAGTATCGCATCCGCAACCGTGATGACGTTCTTGTAGCACACCAGGTTCCACTATCAAAAATTGGTGGAGGAGACTCTGCTGCTATTGCTGCTGCTTTGGCTCAAGATCGTACATTCAAGGAGCAGGTAGCTAGACCAGCACAGCGTAACCTTGAGAAGGTAATTAACAAGATTGTTTCAGAAAAGACAGACATCCTTGAACTAAAGTTTAATGAGCTAACACTAACTGATGAAATTGCACAATCTCAAATTCTTGAACGATACGTTCGAAACCAGATTATGGTTCCTAATGAGGCTCGTGAAGTTCTAGGACTTCCACAACGTCCAGATGGTGACAAACCATTAGAACTCAATGCTAGAGCAGCTGCTGACGCTACTGCTAACACTACACAAAATAGAACTAGGGATGCTGAACGCACTGCGAATTCTTCAGACAATACTGCAACAGTTTCTGGAAGAAATCCAAAGGGCGAAGGCCGTTCAACAAACTAGTTCAAAAGGTGTTATAATATATAGTAAAGTTTTATAAAAAGGGACTATAATAATTAATATGACTATATCAAAGGTTCACTGGGATACAGACGGTGAGAACGTTAGAATGTCTATGCCTTTTAGCAAGGTAGACAAAGAACGTCGCATCGTTTCTGGCTTTGCCACTCTTGACAATGTTGATCGCCAAAAGGACATCGTTACGTCCGAGGCTTCGGTTAAAGCATTCTCAAAATTCCGTGGAAATATCCGTGAAATGCACCAGCCAGTAGCAGTTGGTAAAATGGTATCGTTCAAAGAAGATAAGTATTTTGACCCAGAGACAAAGAAGTTTTACTCTGGCGTTTATGTATCAGCATATGTTTCAAAGGGTGCTCAAGACACTTGGGAAAAGGTCTTAGATGGCACCCTTTCTGGCTTTTCTATTGGCGGTAAAATGAATAAGTGGGACGACGCTTACGACGAGAAGATGGACTCTTCTATTCGCATTATTAAAGATTACGATTTGTTTGAACTATCACTAGTTGATACACCTGCAAACCAGTTTGCAAATATTCTTTCTGTTGAAAAGGTAGACGGTGTTGACGTTATTAAAGGTGAGGGTATCGATGCTACATTGGAAAATGTTTTTTGGGATTCAGAGTCTGGAATTGTTATTATTTCAGAAAATGAATCAGAGCTAAACCCAACAAACGGAAACCAGATGCAGAACATTGGTTTTGTGGAAAAATCCGATGCAGATAAGATAGACATGATAAAGTTCTTAGTAGATAGTGCTAAAGGCATTAATAATACTGAGATTAACAAGGAGGCAAGTCCTATGACAGAAACAACAAATGAAGTAGTTGAGACTGTTGCTGATGAAGCAGCTGTTGAAGAAACTACAGTTGAAGAAACAGAGGTCGCTCCAGAGGCAGAAACAGTTGCAGAAGTTGCAGATGCTGATGTAGAAAAGGGTGAAGTCACCACTACAGTTGTTTCAAATGAAGAGGCTGCAGAGTCTACTCCAGACGATGAAACAAGAGAAGCAGATGAAGAAATTATTGCACCTGTCGCTAAGTCAGATAACCTAGAGGCATCTATTGAAGATGTCAAGCAGGTTGTTACAAAAGCCTTTAGCGATCTAACTGCTGTTGTTCAAGCTCAGGCTGAACAAATTGCAGAACTAAGCAAGTCACTTGCTGCAGTAAAAAATGAGGTAGCTGCAAGCAATGAAGTGTTTAATGAGTTTGGAAAGAGAGTAGATGCTGTTGAGGCTGACACTGCTTTCCGTAAGTCTGGCGATCTAGGCGAGATCGTACAGGAAACTCAGCCAGAATTGGTTGAGAAATCCCTATGGGGCGGTCGTTTCCTCAAAACTGCCGATCTATTTAGATAAAAATCACTTAGGAGGTGAACAATATGTCGGAAGAAATTAGAAAAAACAATCCAGATTCAGATGGTGCTGACAGCGGTCTTTACAACGGTGAAGGTGCTTTCGCTTCTGGTTCTAACGCTGGTGCAGATGTTCCAGGTAACTACCGTACAGGTGGTGCCGTTGGAAACATCCCAACAGCTTTGACTGGACTAACAACTGGTCCAAACGCAGTAAATCCTTCTGGTGAGGCAGGTAGCGGTATCCTTCGCCCAGAGCAAGCACGTCGTTTTATTGACTACGTGTGGGATGCCACAGTTCTCGCCAAGGATGGTCGCCGTGTGACCATGAGAGCTAACACTATGGAACTTGAAAAGGTTAACGTAGGTGAGCGTGTTATCCGTGCTGCTACACAGGCTAATGGTGATTACACCAACGCAGGTGCAAGCTTCACAAAGGTTGAACTTACTACCAAGAAGATTCGTCTTGACTGGGAAGTTTCAGCTGAAGCTCTTGAAGATGGTATTGAGGGTGGTGCTCTTGAAGATCACCTAGTACGTCTTATGACAAATGCGTTCGCAAATGACATTGAGGATCTAGCAATCAACGGTACTGGAGACAGTGGCGATGGTGCATTCCTCGGAATCATGAACGGTTTTGTTAACAAGGCTAAGGGCGGAGACGCTCACGAGTCAATCGTTACAGTAACTGATAACGCATGGACTCCAGAAGTTATGCAGAACATTATCTTGGCTATGCCACGTAAGTACCGTGCACTTAAGAACAACCTTAAGTTCTACGCAGGTACTGACGCATTCCAGGGTATCATCAAGCACAACGGTACACTTGCTGACGCAATTGCTGAAGCATTCGCTGGTACACCAGCAGGTACCCCTGCTAACCGTCAGGCTTACCTAGACGGTCAGGGTCAGACCTTCGGTGGAGCTCGTACCACTCGTGTTCTCGGTATCGATGTTCAGGAAGTTCCTTACTACCCTGAAGGATATGTAGACCTTACATTCCCTCAGAACCGTGTTTGGGGATTCCAGCGTGACATCACTGTCAACCGTGAATACAAGCCAAAGAAGGACACCATTGAGTACACCGTATTCGTACGTTTCGGTATTCAGTGGGAAGAAGAGGATGCAATTGCATTCGCTGACGCAGGTGCAGACGACTAGTCTGTAACTAATCCTTTAAAGGGGGGCAGGGTTTCGGCCCTGCCTCCTTTTTGATTTTATTCTGTTATAATTAATAGTTAGGAGGTTATTATGTCAGAAGAAACATTAGATAACATTGAGACTACACTCACTGAAGAAGTCAAGCCAGAAGAGGCTGCAGCTCCTGAAGCAACTGAGGAACCAGTAAACGAGGTACCTGTAGTTGAAGAGCCAAAGACAGAAAATGTCGTAGATTCTCCTGCAGCAGAAGCTGCAAAACCAACAACAGTTGCTGGCCTAGCACCAGTTGAAAATGGGGCTATCGGATCGGCTAGAGTCGTAAAGACCCCAAAGCCTGTTGTAAAACCAGCAGCTAACCAAAAGTCAAAAGAGACAGTAGCTCTTTTCTCAGAAAAGAACGTTTCGTGGCCAGGAGTTGGCAAGGTATATCGTGGAGTAAACATCGTTTCAAAGGAAGCTTCTCTAAAGTGGTCAGAGCGTTCTTATATTAGAATTGCTACCCCAGAAGAAGTTGCCAAGGAGTTCGGTCTCTAAATGGAAGTATTGAGGGTTCCACCATATCCACTAACAACAACATGGGATCTACCAGATCCAAACTATCCTTACATAGTCTATGTTGAGGATTTGGTGGACCACTCAATCGAAGAAACAACAATTACATCAGATGCAAATGGAAAAGTAATCTACACCCTTCCAGTTGTCAAAGTACAGTTCGATCGTCAATTTCTTATTCGTTTTTATGACGCAGAGCATGAACATATTATCTATGAATCAAACTTAGATATCATTAGACCATATACTAATCCAGCAGATCTTGGTACAACAGCATCTGAGATTGCAGATTATAAAAGATGGGAACTAATTGCAAGATCAATTATCGATACTTATACTAATAATGGTTTTTATAACCACAAATCAATTCTTCAAATCCAGGGTAATGGACTAGACTACATGCCAGTATGGAGAGATGCAAACCGTGTACTTAAGGTATATCACAATAATGTTTTAGTATTTGATATAGATACCCCAGAAACAAATGCATTTAATTATAGAGTAACATTAGATAACTCTGCAATTATTAAAGAATTTACTGGACAAACAAGCTTAATCAGTACTAACTCTCCACAGCTTCCAATATCTCGTGGAGACTATATATATGATAATAGAAATTATGGAACCTTTACAAAGGGCGACGACTACCTATTTGTGCTTGACGAAGGATTCCGAGCTATTCCACCAGATGTTGAAAAAGCAACAATCATTTTAATTGATGATCTTAAATGCGGAAGACTTGACTATTACCAAAAATATGTCAAGGGATATATCACAGATCAGTTTAGAATTCAGTTCGCTGCAAAAATGTTAGAGGGAACAGGTAATCTTTTAGTAGACAAAATGCTTGAAAAGTATATAAAGTCTATTACTAAAGTCGGAGTGCTATAATGGCAAACCAGGAAGTTCCAGATTTTATATATCCAATGACAATGGGGATTTACTATCCAATTGTTGATCAGGGTGTTTACGGAAACGTAAAGAAACAATGGCTTCATGATAGAACGGTAGTCTGCAACCTATCTTCTGCAGGCGGTGCTGCCACAGAAGAAATAAAGCCAAATATAAATATTAAACAAGAAGTTGTACTATTTGGCAGGGTAAAGAGCGATATTCGTATCTCCAACAGAGAAGCCCCAAATGGTATGACAAATATCATTGTCTCAAATATCTGCGATAGAACTGGACATAGCGTATACGTTGAAACATCTGGCCCAAGAGTTGGAAAACCAACAATATTTGAAATTGTATCAAATGAACCAACCGTTGGACCATTTGGAAATGTTGAATTCTATAAGATTGTCTTGAAAAGATCTGAGAACCAGGCGGTAGACTTATGAAAGTAATTACAGATGACAAGATGTTTATGAAAGATATGAACAATATTATTCAATATTCCCTAGGATTCCTTGATGGTGTAGAAAAGGGAAAGCCTCAATTTTTACAGGGTCTTGGAAAAACTACCATAGAGGCATTAAAAGAATACATAGATACAATGGCAAGGGTAGATGAAAGTTTACTAAGTCACGTTTACGAATGGAATTTGTCTGGAAGTCCACAAGCAAGATTATTTGATATTGATTACATTGTACAAGGATACGGTCTATCGGTAAACTCTACATTTAGACAATCATCATCAATTAAAAATGGATCTAAGGTTCCATTTTATAATAAGGCTAAAATTATGGAAGATGGAATTCCAGTTACCATAGCACCAAAGAACTCTAAAGTGCTTGCTTTTAATAAAGATGGTCAGGATATTTTTACTACTAATCCAGTAACTGTGGAAAATCCTGGTGGCTCTAATGCAGCAGGTGGATTTGAAAAGACATTCGATAAATTTTTCCAAGTATACTTTACACAAGCATTTCTATATGCTAGTGGAATTTCAGCATATCTACAAAATCCAGTTGTATTTAAAACAAATATGCCAGCAGGTAAACGTGGCGGAAGATCAACTGGACTATCTACAGGATACCAATGGATTGTTAAGGCAGGTACAGTAGCATAATGACTATATATTCGTCAGAAGAACAGTTGTCAGTTTCTAATGGAAACTACATGATAAATACTCCAATGCTTTGGGTAAATGAATACATAAAAGAAAAGCTAGCAGGATTATTAAATATTGGCGTACCCTTTTTCCCACCATCACCAAACACTATTGATGATCTAACAGGAAGTTGGATAACAATAAACAATAATAATTATGGATACGCTGGAATAAGATGCACATATGATAGACTTACCAGATTGCGTAGATCACCATTTCCACACATAAAGGGTGAGCAACTTCTATACTATTTCTTTGCCACAGCTGATGGTGTTACAGACAAGATGATTGCCACAACAGAAACTGTATTACGCTTAATGGATAGAGAAGACGAAACTGCAGAAGAGCTCAATGCCTGGGCTAAGGGTAAGACCTTTGGTGGGTTTTCTAATCAGTTCTATTTCCATAAATTCAGGGTATACCAGCTGGAAGAGACCGCAGACATCATTGATTTCGGTACTGCTAGAACCTATGGTGGTAACAAGATAATCATCGAATATGAGTATCACCAGATGCCACAATTAACCAATGCTTAAAAGCATGGTATACTTATGTTGAGGAAACACGCCCAAATATTCTAACGAAAAAGAGGTGAAATATTATGGCATATAACAGAGGTTCAAGTGCTAACATCATTGTTGGTGCAGCAGCACTTTTTACTTACGAAGAAGGTCCAATTGGACTAACTTCATCAGGAACCATTACTGACACTCAGGCAGCTCTGGATCTTCCAACCTACGTTGATGGTGAGTCTTACAAGGACACACTTGAGGCACAGACTGGAACATTCCGTAACGTTGGTTACACAACTAACGGTCTTGAGCTACAGTTCCAGCCTGACTTCGGTGAAGTTAAGGTTGACCAGGTTCTTGACGTTGCTAAGCTCTACAAGCAGGGTATGAAGGTTGATCTAAAGACTACTTTCGCAGAGGCAACTCTAGAAAACCTATTGTTTGCAGTTGCTGGAAAGGACTCAAACCTTTCTACTGTATCAGGCAACCCAACCATGAGACTCTCAGCTGGTGACATTGGAGAATGTCCAGTTGAGCGTGGTCTAGTTGCAGTTGGTCCAGGTACAGGTGACTGTGCAGCAGGCTCAGAGCTAGAGCGTATCTACGTTGCTTACCGTGCACTTTCAATTGAAAGCGTTACAGTAGCAGCTAAGCGTGACGCAGCAACCGAATTTGAGGTTAACTTCCGTCTACTACCAAATGACTCAGCGTCATACGGTAAGATTGTTGACCGTACAATTCCAGCAGCATAATTTAATAATAACTTAATAGCAAGCCCTCCAGTTTAATCGCTGGGGGGTTTTGCATTTGGTATACTTATTAGATGGCAACTAAAATATATGATACTAAAAGGGTACGGTTTGTAGATGGAACCAGTATTACAATATCTCCACTTAAACTTAAATACCTAAGAGAATTTTTAAATGTATTTGAACTAGTTAAGGCATCTAAAAACGATGAAGAGGCCATGACTAATTTAGTTTATTGCACACTCATTGCAATGCAACAATATAGACCAGAAATAACAACTGTGGGGCAGGTAGAAGACCTTATGGATATGCCAACAGTCTACGAAGTCCTAGATGTTGCTGCAGGTATTAAGATAAATTCTAAAAAAGAAGAACCTGTAAAGGAACAAGCAGTAGAGAGTGGGTCTGCTTGGGAAGATTTAGATCTAGCTAAACTTGAATCAGAAGCATTTTTACTGGGTATTTGGAAAGACTATGAAGAACTTGAATCATCCCTATCAATGCCAGAATTAACAGCAACACTTAATGCAAAAAGAGAAATTGATTATCAAGACAAGAAGTTTCATGCTGCAATACAGGGGGTAGACCTAGAAAAGAACTCTGACGATAATGCCTGGGAAAAGATGAAAGCCAGAGTATTTGGTAATACAAACAATCCAAATGACATATTAGCATATCAAGGAGTTAATGCTGATAAGGCTGGATTTGGAATTGGCATGGGACTAAGTTACGAAAAAATTGACTAGCATTGTGCTATAATTTTTGTATACCAATTTTGGAAGGAATAAAATGGCAACCACAATTAATGAGTCAAAGACCGTTAAGCTTCTAGACGGAACAGAGATCTCTCTGCGTCCACTAAAGATTTCTCTACTAAGAGACTTCATGAAGAAGTTTGAAGCAATTCAGAATGTTGCAGAAGATAACGATAAGTCAATCTCTGCACTTTTGGAATGTGTTGGTATTGCTCTGAAGCAGTTCAAACCTGAAATTGCTGAAGATCTAAAGGCCTTGGAAGACAATATTGATCTACCAACAGTCTATGAAATTATTGAAGAGGCTTCTGGATACACCCTTGGTGGCCAGGTCCTTGGAAATAGACAATAAATAAAAAGAGGTGTTTAGTGGATGGCTGAAGTTCAGTCAAATATACATATTGGTATTGATACTGCCAGTGCAATTGCCAATCTTAAAACATTACAAGCAGAGATTTCAGCTTTCCACCAAACCCTAAGATCATCAGGTTCTGCAGCTAATGCTGCCATTTCTAATAACCTAACTAGGAATTTAATAAATTCCGTTAATGCTACAAAACAATTCTCAGCAGGACTTACAAGAGTCCAAAGTACAACAGAATCTTTCACCCATGCCCTAGAACGCAATAAGATGTCTATGGGCCAGTACTTTAGATATGCAGCTGGATCAACCCAAACTTTCGGAAGACTCTTCAAGACGGAATTTGACACAATTGGTAGAGTAGCAGAGTCACGAGTAAAAAGTCTACAGACACAATACATAAAGCTCGGTAGAGATGCCAATGGTGCAATGCAAGCCATCAAGGTTAGACCACTTGCACTTGATATGCAGAATCTTGCAACCCAGCAAGCTATAGTTGCACAGAAGCAACAGCTCATGAATAAGTTGGTTCAGCAGGGTTCTACAAGCTTGCTAAACTTTGGTAAGAACACACAGTGGGCAGGTCGTCAGCTTACCGTTGGTTTTACAGTTCCATTAACAATGCTTGGAGTTGCAGCATCCAGAGTCTTCATGAACATGGAAAAGGAAATTGTTAGACTCCGCCGTGTTTATGGAGACTTTAACACTACTGTTGGTGATACTGACAAGATGGTTAACCAAATCAAGCAGCTTGGTCTAGAGTATACTAAATATGGCGTAGCCGTTTCAAAGACCATGGGACTTGCTGCTGACGCTGCAGCCATGGGTAAGACTGGTGCAGATTTAATTGCCCAAGTAGCAAATGCTACAAAGCTTGCGGTATTGGGTGGAGTTGACCAGCAAAAGGCTCTAGAGACCACGACATCTCTAACAAACACTTTTGGTATTGCAGCTAAAGACCTAGCAGGAAACATTGACTTCCTAAATGCTGTTGAAAACCAAACTATCACATCAATTGATGACCTTACTACCGCTATTCCAAAAGCTGCACCTGTTATTAAACAACTTGGCGGTAACGTAAAAGATCTAGCCTTCTTCCTAACTGCTATGCGTGAAGGTGGAATCAATGCCTCTGAAGGTGCTAACGCAATTAAATCTGGTATTGCATCTATGATTAACCCAACTAAAAAGGCATCTGAATTTCTTGCTGGTTTTGGTATTAACGTAAAGGGAATCGTTGAATCAGATAAGGGTAATGTCAAGAACATGGTTATTGACATGGCAAAAGCATTTGATACCCTTGACCCACTTAACCGTGCAAAAGCAATTGAAATGATGTTTGGTAAGTTCCAGTTTGCTCGTATCTCAACCCTATTCCAAAATGTTGTAGCGGAAGGATCTCAGGCATCTAGGGTTCTTGGGTTAACAAAGGCTACTGCAGCAGAACTTTCAGTACTATCTGAGCGAGAAATGAAAAAGGTTGAAGACTCGCCAATGTACAAATTCCAAAAAGCAGTAGAAGATATGAAGGCCAAGCTTGTTCCACTAGGAGAGCAATTCTTAAAACTACTAACCCCAATTATTGGATTTGTTACAAACATCCTTGACAAGTTTAATTCTCTAGGTGACAATACCAAGGGATTCATTATGGGCATTATCGGTGTTCTCGGTGGTCTTGCTCCAATGGCAATTATGGCATTTGGTCTTATCGCTAACGGTATCGCAAACCTTATTAAAGCTGGAAACTTCCTAAGAAATGTATTTATCCGTGCAGGTCAAGGAACAGGTATTCTTGGTCAACAAACACAGTATATGTCAGCGGAACAAATTGACGCTGCAGCTGCAGCAGCTTCACTAGACCAAGCACACATGAGTCTTACTCAACAGTTTACAGTTGAAGAATCTGCAGTTAGAAAACTTGCAGCAGCATACGAAGCAGCAGCAGTAGCTGGTAGAAGTCTAGCAACAGTACCTGGCCCTGGCGGAAAGATGCCAAGAGGAATGAAGCTGGCAGATGGAATTATATCTGTGCCAGGACCGAAGGGAGCTGGTGATGTTGTTCCAGCTATGCTATCTCCTGGAGAAGCAGTTATTCCAGCAGATATTGCATCTAAGAACCGTGGCTTTATATCACGAATGGTTTCTGGAAAACTTCCTGGATTTAACAAGGGTACAGCAGATGTTGGAAATACAGGTAGCAATAGACCAGCAGGATCAACCATCAATACCAAAGCTGGAATATTCACATTAAATTATGGTCTCACAGAAGCACAAAAGGCTGAAATTGAAAGATCTGTTAATAGACTACATGCATCAGATCCACATGCTGCAAAACTAGCAATGCTTGATTTTGTATCTGCAAAATCTACTCAAGCTCCAGTAACAGAATTTACCAAAAGAGCAGTTCTTTGGAATAATGCCTTGAATCAAAATTCTGCAGCAGAAACTTTAAATAAGATGTTCCCATCAGTTGATGAATCTGGTGTCAGAAATAAAGAATATGGAAAGTTTAAAGAAAAATTTAGATCTGACATGAGAGGAAACCCAACAAAGGGCTTAACAATTCCAGATACTGTATTGAAAAATCCACAGTTTCAAAAAGAATTTGATATGGCAAAAGGTATGGCAAAAGCACACTTTGAGGCTATTGTCAATTCTACAGGGGAAGACCGTGCGTACTGGCAACAAGAAGTTGTAGACAAACAAAAAGAAAAAGACAACAAATATAAACAACAATTAACAGAATGGGAACAGTCTGGTCAAAGAGGACCAAAGCCAGTAGCTAGAAAAATTACAATAGAAGATATTGCTAGAAACCACTCAGGCTATGATCCAAAAAATACTAAAACTTATCATGGTACAGAAAGAGGCCACATGGCTTCTGTCGGTGCATGGAAACTCCAGCCAGAATTTTGGGGAAAAGATTATTTTGGAATAGATCCAAGAATTGAAAACAATGTTCTAAGCACCCTAAGCAGCGAATTTGAGTCAGAAGCTGGCGGACCAAGAGCAAAAATATTTAAAGATGCAGCAGCAAATGTCATGGCTAAAAATCCAGCCCTTAAGGCAGATATTCAGGCTTTGCAAGCACAGATAGCAGATAATGCATCATTTAATGAAAAAGAAAGAATCGCATTCTCTAAAGTAATTGAAGAGATATCAAATAATACTCCACACTACACCGCAGGATTGTCGGTGCAAGAAGTGTCAAAGCTTCAAAAATTCTTGTCTTATTCTAAATTATTACATGCAGGGTATTCAAAGGCAGAGCTTACTAGCCCTAAAAATGCACAATATAGAGCCAATGACATGAAGGTCACAAATGCTGCTATTGAAAGAGATGCTCTTGCAAATAAGTCAGCAATGATGCTAGCAATGAGAAGAGCAGGAATTAGCAGAATTGTACGAGTTCTTGGATTTAAGGATGGTGTTGTTTCAGTTCCTGGTCCAAAGGGTGCAGGAGACGTTGTCCCAGCAATGCTTTCTCCAGGAGAATCCGTAATTCCTGCAGGAATGTCAAAGAAATATGCTCCACTCATTTCGGGCATGGTTGATGGAACTCTTCCTGGATATGCCAGAGGAAAGAAGGGCTTTAACTTCTCTTCACCAAACGATGTATTTAGTTCGCCAACAACTATTCCTGGTGTTACTCCACCACCAGCCTATCGTCCAGAACAGCAGGGTACAAAAATGGCTGCAGGCTTTGGCTCAAAAATTAAGGGTATGGGTCAAGATCTTGGAAATAAATTCCAGGGTGTAGTAACCCCTAAACTTAAATCTGCAGCCTCTGCAGCAGGTACAGGAATCCTCAAGGCTGGAGATAGTGCAGTAAGAGCATGGAATAGTCAAAACGGTCAAGCAATTCGTGCTAACCTAAAACGTGTTGGTGGAGACTATGCAACAAACGCATTAACAAGATTTTCATCTAGATTGCCAGGAAATAATTCTCAGATAGTTACTAACCCAAGAACTGGTAAGATTTATTTAGGCGGTATGAGTAACAGACGTACAGAAAAAGCAGCAGCAGCTGCTGGATACGGTATAGACTCAAAGGGAAGATTTACCACAATCAGCGAAAAGACTGGCAAGCCTATTATAGCTAAGGATCAGGCAGCAGCAGGAGCAGCAACAAGACAAACTGGAAAACAGATGTCTGCTCAGGCTTCTGGAAGAATGGCACAGGCAGGTATGGGTCTAACAATGGCAGTTGGTATGGCTTCTGCAATGCCAGGAGCAGTTGGAGATGCTGCTAGATCTGCTATTGGTCCTATCGCTGCATTTACAGCAGCAACATCTATGATACCTGGTCCAGCAGGTCTAGCAGTTGGTGCCATTGGTGCTGTTGGAATGGTACTATTCCAAATGAAACAAGATCTAGATAACTTTAGAGCTGGAGCAATGAAAACTGCTAAGGATCTATCTTCTGGTGCCGAAGCAATGAAAAATCTTGGCATGGCATCTGGTAAGGTCACCCCTACAGAGGTAATGGATAAAATCCGTGCTGATGAACGTTCTCCGTATAACATTAAGACAGGTAAGAATACATTTGGTGGATCATATGTAGAATCTGAAGCTGGAAAAGCGTTAGTATCTTCGGTTCAGCAAAGCAATATCATGTTTGGAAAGCAGACATCAGTCTCTGATGTTGCTGCACAGTTATCGCAAGCCGTTGCAACAAATGTTCTTACAAAAGAACAGGCTGCTAGTATTGCATATAACCTTGGAGAAACACTCAAGGACTATGATTTTGGTATAAGCGTTTTAACAACAATGACAAAAATTCTTGGTCCTAATGGAGAAGATTTATCTAAAGACCCAATAAAGATTATGGGAGAGATAATAACTACAAAGCAAACAGCTTTAGGAACTACAACAGATACTCAAAGTACAAAAGGTTTAATAAGCAGCAGTGATAATCTAACTCTATTTGGTAGAGCTAACTATACCCAGGTAGCTGCAGCTGAAGCAAAGTATGCACAGGGATTCCAAGATATTCTAAGCATGGGACAGCAAAACCTAGACAACCTAGAACTTGAGCACAGAAAAAGACTGGAGATTCTTCAAGCTGCAGGTGATCTAGAAGGCGTAAACAAAGAAAATGACAAATATAATACTGATAGACTCGCTCTTCAAAATCAAACTGCAACAGCAATGAAGACAGAATATGACTATATCAAGGGATTGTCAAGCTATAGGGCAGGTGCTGCCCAGAATGCATCTGCCAATCAGATTGTAGATAACATTCAAGAATCAAAGAGATTGATGTTTGAAGGAATGTCGGATCCTATCAAGAATGTTGCAAAAACTACACTTGAGGGAGTTGCAGACAGTAACTTTCTAACTAACCAAACTAAAGCAACCTTGCTAGCAAATGTTTCTGTAGAAAATATAGACCAACTGCAAAGACTTGAAGGGATTTTTGATCCTCAGCACCACTCTGAGGTATATGAAAAAATTGCATCTATTGGAATTAAGTATGGACCAGGTGCTCAACAACAAATGGTCGAATTAGGATCACTATTCGGCTCCGATGACGCTGCTAAAAATAAGTTTACAAACTTTACTGCAAAAATAGAGGCCAATACAGATGGCAAATCACAAGAGACCATGGACACACTATCTGAAATTAAGAGAGTGAGCGATGGTCTTGGTAATGGTCAATCTATAGATATGAATCAGTTAATTAAGGATGATGGAACGCCATCAGAAAAACTTAATAAGATTAAAAATGGAATTAAAGCAGTTGGTGATGCTATTACTAAAAATAAAGGTAAAAAGATAAAGTATGAGGTAATTGCACAAACTTCTGGAATGAATCTAGCACAGGATCAAATAGATTATTTTAATAGTTTGCCACCAGACCAACAAAAGGTATATACCACTACATTCCTGACTATTCAAGAAACAGTAACTGCAGACCAACTAAGTGCCTGGACTGCAAGAAAGATTGCAGATGCAGGTGGCGGTGCATCAGTTAGAGAGTATTGGTCTAACATGGATTCTGGTAAGAAGAGAGATCTATACGCATCAGAAATGGCTCAGCAAAGAACTGAAGCACTTACACCTGGAGATGCAAAACTTCCAGGTGCTGGCGGTGATGTTGGCGGTGGTGCCAAAGCTGACCCATATGCAGACATAATGAAAAAGCTTAAGCAGGTACGTCAAGCAGCAGTAGATGCAGCAGGTGGCTTTAAAGAGTTACACAAGTGGATGAAAATGGGTGCTCTTGAAAAGAAGGGTGGCGGTCTACTCTACAACGGTATTGAACAACAGCTTGGTAACAAGGGATATAATAAAGACTTTATTGACTTTATATCCAATGCAGATAAATCAGTTCAAGATAAGTTTATGACAATAAACAAGAAGACTGGTCTTATTACTATGAAGAAAGACGCTGCAGATCTGCAAAATGCATTTAATGCAATTACTCTTGGAAATTACCAACTGTCAGTACAAGCAGCTGTAAAGTCTACTAAAGATGAACTCGGTGCTAGAAAAGAACTTCTTGCAACTGGTATGTCATACAAGGATGCGGTAGAAGCTGGAAAAGATAGTGGTCTTGCCGAAGCAATTGCTGCAATTAAAGCATCTACAGACATTAAAGATAAGAATGCAGCAATTAAGCAGACCATTGAACTTTACAAGCAGCAAAAGCAGGCAGTTGAAGATGCAAAGACAGCAGAAGAAAAGTTTAATGACTCTATGTCAAAGATAAACGCCAAGTTTGATGCAGATAGAAATAAGATTGATATAGACTTTAAGAAGGCTACACAAGCAGACAATGCCATAGTTTCAGCTGCACAGAATGATATTGACAAGATTAAATATCAAATAGATGATTATCAGGCTGGACTTACTGAGCTTCAGACACAAGAAGATGCTGTTAACAAAAAGTATGATGAACGTAAAGATGCCCTGGATAAAATTAGGGACATTAATCAAAAGATTTCTGCACAACAAAAGCAACAGCTAACCCTAGCTGATGCACTATCTCAGGGTGACATAGCAGCAGCTGCACGAGCAGCACAAGAAATGAGAGCCCAGAGCACACAAGATGCTATGGATATGCAGCAAAAGCAACTTGATGAAGCCAGAAAGACAGAGCTTGCCAACCTAAAGGTAAAGGTTGGAGATAAGGAAATGACTCGTCTTGAAATTGAAGACAAGGTAAAGAGTCTTGAAAAAGAAATATTTGATATTGAAGAAAAGAGGCTAGAGCCAGCACAAGAACGAATTCGTCTTGTAACAGTAGAAAAAGATCTTAAGCTTGCAGCCCTAGATGCTGAAAAACTAAAGTGGGATGAACTACAGAACAAGATTGACCTTGCTAAAACATCAGCTACTGACTATGCTGCGGAATTGGCAAAAGCTAACGCTCTCGCTGCACAAGCAGTTACAGACTATACTGTTCCTAAAAAGGAAGAAGTTGTACCACCACCAGTATCTAAAGATGATGCTAATGAATTGCTAAAATTTGCTAATATTGCAGCCTCATACGGACTCAACAACCTAGCGGTTGACGCACGAGCAAAGGCTAGCTTAGCCAAAGCAGCTGGTGGAATAATTCCTAAATACCTTGCCGATGGTGGTCAGGCCATAGGAACTGATACTATTCCAGCAATGCTTACCCCAGGAGAGTTTATTGTTACTAAATCAGCGGTAGATAAATTTGGAGTAAATAATCTAAAGTCTATCAATAACGGAACATACGCTGGCAATTCAATGTATAATTATGAAGTGAACGTAAATGTTAAGTCAGATGCTAACCCAGACCAAATTGCAAGAGTTGTAATTGGACAGATTAAGCAAATAGATTCACAAAGTATTAGGAGAAGTTCTATTTATGGCAACTAGTCAATACTTGGCTGGAAGAAGAAAGTATTCTAGACCACAGGCAATCCTATTCTCTGAAACCCAGGGAACTAAGGATGGTTATTTCTGGATACCAGATGGATATGAGGTTGGCACCGAACCCACCATGATTGATGATATATCACTAGTCAATAACTTTTTGATCCTATCAGATGACAATAGAAAAATCTTAGATTTTAAGCCAACTAGGATCGAAAGCAGACAAAGAACTATCAATGGTCGCATGCGTTCGTACCACATTGCAGATAAAATGGAACTTTCTATATCTTGGGACATGCTTCCATCTAGAGCATTTTCTGATAATGCTGGATTTAATACTACATCAGGTGCTCCAACTACTGGATATTCTTCTGGCAATCCAGCTCAACCAGATTCAAGATACACTACTGATGGTGGTGCTGGTGGAGTAGAACTACTGGATTGGTATAACAACCACCAAGGATCTTTCTGGGTATTTCTTGCATATGATAACTATAAAGAACTTGGCTTGCCCTGGCCATCTTCAGCAACAAATAATCTATCCCAATATAATGAAGTAATTGAAATGTTCATTTCAGACTTCTCATATTCAGTTGTTAGTCGTGGAGGAAGTAACCACGACATGTGGAATGTCTCTATTACACTAGAAGAGGCTTAAAATGTTTGTTGATAAAGATTTACAAAGCCATCTAGAAACATCGTCTGTTGTTAGAACACAATCTTTTATTACTGCAGAATGGAATTTAAATGGTGCCAATAATATACGAAAGATTGGTAACTACAGATATCGCCCCCTGGCAACTGAAAGTAAATACTACACAATCACCAATACTTTTGATATTGATGATAGCGGTCAGTTCTATACTGGTGCTACAGATGCAGACATTATTATAGATGGTGGATTAAATAATGATGACACTCCAGCATTTTTTACATTGCCAAATAAAAAAGAAGGACTCTTATTTTCTCTAGAAAGTTGTTTTGGAAAGTTTAGACCAAGGTCTGGAATTAATAAGGTAAGATATTTTGACGGTAAGCATCTAGGTTATTCAAACCAAGATATGTCAAGAAGACCACGATACTATATGGCAAATAAAAATGATGCCTTTAAGTATTGGACATCATATAGAACAGATGGCAATGTTGAGCGAGGAATTTCCAAAAACGTAGTTCGTGGCAAATACTATATTGACGATACAGCTCCATTTGTAGTTTATGATAATGAGGTTTTTGTAAATAGGATTGTCATAAAGATGCAGACAAATGTTGGAGATATCGATCTAGGTCCATTTGTTGATAATTCTGGTAACTTTGCAGACCCATTCTTTGGTTCTGGTAATATGACTGTGCCCAGTGAATGGAAAGTGCAAATACTTAAAAATAATTCATGGGTAGACATAGCATCATTCGATGCCAATTCATTACGATGGGATGGAACCCCAATTATAAATAGCGATGGATACCTTGAGCTATCATATGGAATAATTATTCCACAGCCATACTACAATAGTTTTAATTATCTTGGAGAAATAGCTCACGAATCATTACTTCCAGGATCTAATATAGCTGGTGCATCATATCTAATTAAAAAATCATCAACAGATATTGGTAAAATTTATTTTTGGACTGGTACGCAGTATGAGTCTTTTGTTCCAGAATATGGATGGTCAGTATATGACGAAACCCCAAAAACACACAACTGTGCATCTAGCCTAATTAACAATCAAACCTTTATTCCTTCTGGAGCTTCGGTGCCAATCAGTAGAGAAGTAGATACTCTATCTGGAGTAAGGTTAGTTGTTAAAACTATGAACAAGATAGACTCTACTTTTGACTTAATTGAAATATCACCAAGACTAGTAGCTGATATTTCAGACATCACCTTAAACTATTCTGTAACAAAGTCAGCATCAGATTTGGGAATTAGTGGAATGCCTGTTGGTCAGCTTTTAGCTTCAGTGGGATCACTCAGCCTATTTGATGTTGATGAAGCATTTAATCCATCTAATAAAGATAGCCTTGTGTCTGGATTTGATGTAAATAATAATATTCAGATAAAATTTTTTGAAACGGTATTAGCGGTAGGAGACTATGACTATACCATACCAATAAAAACACTATATTCAGAAAACCTTCCAAGCATCAATTCTTCTAAACGAGAAGTATCTATTAATCTAAGAGATGCATTCTTTTATTTTGAGTCAACAATTTCACCAGAATTTTTCTTGCAAAATGTATCGCTTAGTTATGCAGTATCAACACTACTAGATGGTGTTGGATTTTCTAATTATGTATTTAAGAGATTAGCTACAGAAAAAGATCCAGTTATAGCCAATTTTATTGTTGGACCAAATCAAACTATTGCTAAAATTCTAAACGACTTGGCAGTCTCAACACAAAGTGCAATGTTCTTTGATGAATATAATAATTTGGTAGTAATGACCAAAGACTATATGTTGGCATCAGAAGCAAATAGGCCATCGGTTGCAACCCTATCGCCACAGTCTATCCTTGAAATATCATCACAGGATACTAAGGTGTTTAATAATGGAAAGATAAACTATGCTGAAAGATCTATTCAGAAGTCTTATGGGTCTCTCAGACAATCAAGTTTGTTAGATAAAGAAAAAACTTGGATATACAAGCCAGCATTACTTTGGGAAGTTACTGGAACAAACAATACCAAGTCTATGAATGGTGTCGTGTCACAGCAATCTGCATATACTCTTTCTGCTATCCCACTCAATACCACACTCACGGCGGATGTGCCACAGGTTAAAAACAATACAATTGTAAATAATACCATTGATCTTGGCGAAGGTATTTATTGGATCACCAGAAACAATGGATATTTTTATGCTAACGGTGAAGTCATTAAGTACGATGCAGTACAGTATAGTGTGCCTGGAGTTTCTGGACAGTCAAATGTTTGGATCAGGGATGAACAGGAATACGCAAACTATTTTTCTAAATTACCATTTAATGCAAAGATATTTCCAACAGGACTAATACGAATCTATGCAGAACCAAACTATGAAACTGTAGATGGAAAAACACAATATCTTAATGGTCCAGTAGCTAAGCATGGTCGTGGACAGTTTGGGACTACTATTACAACACACCAAGCAGGACTATCAGAATACTGGAGAAATAATGACAACATTAAGGGTTGTCAGATGAACTTCTCAGCTTTATTCTCAGATACAGACGTTCCTGCAACTAAGCTAGGTGCAGCAGGAATAACTGATATAGCAAATAAGACAACCCGAAATGGAATCATAAGGAACTTCATGAGTTCCTCTAACCTGAGTGAATCAAATGTTAACGAATTAACAGCAACTCAATCTGCCACAGTACAATCGTCTGCACTTGTAATGACTGGACCAGCCTTTACAACTACTGAAAACCCAGTAGACTATGTATCTTATGTATACAAGCCAATGAATTCTAAGTTTAAGCACTTTGGAACAAGAATGAGAATTATTGGTAGAGTTGAAAATAATGAAACCCAGGATCAATCTCCATTTGGTGGATCATCTTACTTCAGCATTAATGGTGCAACAGCTAATGAGTCAGTAAAGGTTGGTGGATCTTCTGGAGGTTTGGCGGTATTAATAAATCCAAAAACCAACAACGGATACTATTTTGAAATAGCTGCACTTACACAAAACTCATTTAGTTCTAGCTCAACGGCTAACAATATCTATAACGTTCTTTTTTATAAAGTAAAAAGAAATAACTCTGCAACCTCAGACAAGGACATTGCTGTACCAATTAGGCTTTGGGCAGGACTTACAGGAATCAACGTTGATGATGGAAGATTTACAGGGCAGTCAAGAATTGTTGGAGAAGATAAGACATCAGTATATGACCTATCTGTGGAATATGAAGACGTTGGAGCTATTCGTAAATTTTATCTATATATAAATAATACAATGGTAGCAGTTGTAGAAGATACAGATCCATTGCCTGTATACAATAATGCAGCCCTATTTATTCGTGGCTCGGCAAGATGCTACTTTGAAAACATATATGCTCTAGCAAATAACTATTCAAAGACAACTAACTTTGCTAGTGATCTTCCTGCAAGTAACGTATTTGATATGAATGAAATTCTTGCAAGTGAGTCATTCAGAAAATATGCTCTTAGTGGAGTTCTTCAATCAACATACTTATCAGGTATTAGTGCATCAGAACCGCCAACACATGATATTTATTTCGAAGAATTTGGAACAATTCTAAGAGAAGCATCTTATTTTAATATTAAATATGACAAAGCTTTTCCTGCATTGAGTGCACAGATTTCTCCAACATTCAATAGACTAAAGGGGTATGCTGTATCTGGCTTTAAGCCATCCCCATATGGTGCAGAGTTCCTAGTATTTAACTGTACTGATTTTGCATTAAGCCTTGACTCAGCTAGCGGTAACTACCTAAGAATCCAGGGAGTAACCTTTACACAACAAACAACTAATGAGTTAACAGTAGATAACTACTTTAATAGCGTATCTGATCTATCACAAACTGGACTAGGTAAAATAGAAAATGCCTATTCACCACTTAAGTTAAAAGAAAGATTTAACGATATTCGTTCAAGTAGATTCACATATGGGAATAAAGAATTCTCCCTTGAAGCACCATATATCCAAAGCCAAGATGATGCAAAACAACTAATGGGATGGATAGTTGATAGGGTAATGAAACCAAGAAAGTCTGTAGGATTGTCTGTTTTTGCTATGCCAACTATTCAACTTGGGGATATAGTCAAGATAGACTATACTACGCCAAAAGACAACCGTGAAATCGCTTCAAAGGATACAAGGTTTATAGTGTATAATATTGAGTATTCTAAAGATTCTAGTGGACCCAAAATGACAATATTCTTAAGTGAGGTAGCATAATGGTAGATGCAGTACCTAATTTGCCAACAGGTGTGTCACCATCAATGCCAGCAATCAAAATAGCTAGGCCAGACATTATCCTTCAAAATGATTCTGAAATGCCTATTGAAATGATGACCGATTTAATCTTTGAAGATATCGGTGGGCAAGAGATTATTAATATATCTAGAAATGATCTAATAAATGGTCAAAATGTTGTATATCAGCCAATTAAAAATTTGTCTTATATTTCATATCAATATAATGCAAAGAATCTACTTGCTTTGGGTGCCACTTCAGACTCACATTTTTTAAACTTTAGCATAGACTTACAAAACAAAATGCCAAACAGCGTAAAGCCAGTTCAGTTGGATGCAAACAACAACCTGATAATATCTTTGGCAAATATAGCAAAAGATGAACAGGTAGAGATTGAGTTTATTACCTCTGGAAGCATTCTAGATGATACAATATATTAGGAGAACATTATGATAACTAACACAGGAAAGTCAATTATGGCCAAATATCTTATTGGTCAGACTCCAGCCTATGCGTCATATGTTGCTGTTGGTTGTGGTTCAAATCCAATTAATAATTCACTTACTCCAGGAGCAGTAGATTTTTCAAATAAAACAAATCTGGACATGGAAATGTTTAGAGTTCCAATCGTTTCCAGAGGTTATGTAACTGAAAACGGTATATCAAAAGTAGTTCTAACTGCTGAACTTCCATCAGAAGAAAGATATGAAATTACCGAAGTTGGAATATACTCAGCAGCATCTGATCCAGCCCTAGGACTATATGATAGCAAAACACTATATTCATTCTCTATAGAAGATGGATGGTTATATCACCAGCATGGAGTATCCCCAAACACCATTCAGCAAAGGTATGGTCCACTAGATGGAGATAACAATGATAACAATATTTATGATGATGCTGACATAAGCAAGGGATTGCTCCCAAAGGTTTTCTATACCAATGCAGATAATAGAGTTTTTGGAGATACTGACAGAATTGCTAGATATGAAAGATCTAGATTTTTAAATAATATTATTATGATATCTGGAGACACTTCAGAAATAAATTCTACATCCTCACCTTGGCAACCAACAACAGCATCAGATCATATACATGTTACTGGTCAAAATATAGATCTAAGCAAAAATTCACCAGAAGATGAATTGAGATTAGCCTTTTCTATTGTTAATAAAGAACTTGATTTTGGAAATCCAGATGCTGTAAAGATTTTGGTACAGTTCGCATCATCTGAGTCAGAGAATGCAGCATATTGTAATTTTGAGTTTATGTTGGAGGATGGAGTAGATGATGTAGATTTTTCATCAAATAGATATTTCTTGGCAACTACCCAACTCAAAAATCTAGTTACTAGCTCCGACTTTACTTGGAATTCTGTAGATGTTGTAAGAATTTATGCTTCTGTAATTAACAATGGAGAGCCAACTCAGGATTTCTATGTAGCTCTAGATGCCATTAGGCTAGAAAATGTTTCATCTACCAACCCACTCTATGGATTAGTTGGTTACTCAGCTATAAGAACCTCAGATGGTCAAACAGTTGTTAAGCTAGCCAATACTTCAAATTTCATAGAATTTAGATTTGCAATGGCGGTACAGTAATGGCAACTGAAAATATAAAGAAAGTCGTTATCCCTAGTGCCAATATTCCAGCATCTACTACAGTGCCAAACAGTGTTGTACTTAGATTTAGAATAATCTCTGAAGATAAAAACAGGGCATCACACTGGTCTCCAATATACATATTACCTAAAAACTAGGTATTCTATAGAGTTTAATGATATACTTATACTATGGCTAAACTACCACTACCACAACGAGGTCAACCAATTGACCTAACCTATATTTCAGACATTGTTACAGCTGTAAACAATATTGCTGCTTCGGTCATGCCAACATCATCATACAAATATGTAACAGTAGATACACCAGCTTCTGGTAGACAAAGCGTTAGAACCTCAGATGCTAGAATAATTGGTGGCTATGTTGATGTTGTTTCAAACACAACTGTGACTGCTGGATTTGAAAAAGAATTCTCATACGATTTTCAGGTTGGAGAATTTGCCTATGCTCCAATTGTTACTGCTACACCAGTTAATATTAAAAAGACAACTGCAGGACAAAACCTATCAGTAGTTATTAAAGAGGTTAGCACCTCTAAAGTATTCGGTGTTGTAAGATTTAACTCAGCTGGTGACGTATCAGTTGGAGTTAACCTAATTGTTGTAGGTATACCTGGAAACTAATTACCATGACCAAAAGAGGTTCCATAGGTGATGATGGTTATAATGATGCCCCAGTCATCCCTGGCAGTAAAAAAGTCTGGTTTCTGAATGGAGATCTTGTCAGGGTACACCATTTAAATAAATCAAATGGCATAATGTCTGTCTATAATATTACAAAAGATCAGATTGAAAGTTGTTTAATTAATGATTTTAAGAAAAATCGTGAAAGAGCCTACACTGTTGGAGAAACAGCACAGTTAGTCAATAGACACAAAAAATATATGCCAAATTTAATGAATCGTGGCGTGATCCCATTTCCCACAGGATCTCAAAAAGGTGGGGCAACTGGATGGCAAGTAAGATCTTATTATTCAGAGTCGCAAGTTAGAGAAATTCGTGATATACTTGCTACCTATCATATTGGTAGGCCACGTAATGATAAGTTAATTACTAATGACATAACTCCCACAAGACAAGAGTTGACAAGGCGTATGGGAGATGGTATACTGACTTATACAAGAACTGAAGACGGACGCTATATCCCGATTTGGTCAGAATCAATTTAATTGTTCTTGAAAGGAACAGGGTATGAATAACGAAGAAACTAAGGTATCTGTAGGCCTTGGGTATACGCTCAATTTGGGCAACTTTCAATCACTACGCATTGATCTATCTGTAACAGATAATCGCCGTGAGGGAGAAAATATTAATGATGCTTTTGAGCGTGTCTATAACTTTGTAGAGGCCAAGCTATCAGAAAAGGTTCAAGAGGCTGCTTCGGAGATAGAGAGTAAGTAATGGCAGAACGCAAAGACCGCATGGCTTTGCTTTCAAGATATTCTAAGCTGCACTCACAGCACTATGAATCAAAGCCATTGCTAAATCTGAATGTAGAACAATGGGCAGCAGATGCCCTAATTGAATCCTATGGTTTACCATTTTGCTATGATCTGCTAGAATATTATTTTCAGGTAGCACAAAATCCAGCATGGAAATATTTTGCAAACTATGCTCACGACATAATTGAAAAACGTGAGCAAATCCAAAACGACATTAATGAGAGGGCTGTGCGTAGGAAGATGGCACAGCAGTGGTTAAATGAGTAATACAGAAGCTAAGCTAATTTCGGCAGTACTGCAGGATAAGCAGGTGCACGTTTTGCTACAAGCAAACGTTGAGAACATTATGAGAACACATAATGATATCTGGAAGTTTATTCGCAACTACTCTGAAATGAATGCGTCTGTTCCACCAGTATCTTTAGTAGTAGAGAAATTTAGAGACTTTGCCCCAGTAGATGGTATTGGTGCTACAAAATATCACCTAGAAGAACTTCAGGCTGAATACCTAAACGACAGTATTAAGGACATTATTAGAACAGCTGCATCAGAGGTGCAGGCTGGAGAAGGTCCAAAAGCACTAGAAGAACTAATCCAAAAGACATCAGAGCTTAAGAAGAATACAGCCGTAATTCGTGATATTGACGTAACAGATATTGATGATGCTATTGCTTATTATCAAAACCTAAAGGCACAGCAAGAACTTGGTGCAATTGGTATCAAGACTGGTCTTCCAGGATTTGATAACTATCTACCTGCTGGTATTATGCCAGGACAGCTTGGTGTCTTCCTAGCCTACCCAGGTATTGGTAAGTCTTGGCTATCACTATACTTTGCAGTCCAGGCATGGAAGCAGGGCAAGTCACCACTAGTAATCTCGCTTGAAATGAGTGAGACAGAAGTTCGTAACCGTGTATTTACTATTATGGGTGAGGGACTATTCTCACATCGCAAGCTATCAAATGGCCAGGTAGAGATTGACGATCTTAAGCGTTGGCATTCAAAAGAACTTGCTGGAAAACCAGAATTTCACATTATATCAAATGACCAGGGTGGAGAAGTAACGCCAAGCGTTATTAGAGGAAAGATTGACCAGTATAAACCAGACTTCATTATTGTTGACTACCTACAGCTTATGAGTCCAAACCAAAAGTCAGATAACGAAACGGTTCGCATGAAGAACCTGTCTCGTGAGCTAAAACTTTTGGCTATTGCAGAAGAGGTTCCCATTATTGCTATCTCGTCAGCTACACCAGACGATGTGACTAAACTGGACACAGTTCCTACACTTGGACAAACTGCTTGGTCACGCCAGATTGCATACGATGCTGACTGGGTAATGGCTTTGGGTCGTGGCACCAATTCAGATATTATTGAGTGTGTTTTCCGTAAAAACCGAAATGGATTTATGGGTGAGTTCTTGGTTCAGGTAGACTTTGATAAAGGCTGGTACAAGTACAAGGATTACGAAGATAACTAGTTATAATTATGTGTATGATCAATATGCATCATAAACCCATAAAAAGGTTTTCGTTATCTGGTGTAATACATGATGACTCCGCCATCCCTAGATTAAGGTCAGAATATATAAAACTGATTGAGACTGAAATGAGACTGGCTGGATATGTTCAAAAATTTGAGCTTGACCCAGACTTCACAATACGGTATAATGATATCAAAGACATATTTGAATTTACATTATCAGTATACGGAATATATTTAGGAAAAAAGCAGGCAGAGTGGATACAAGGAATAGATGGAACAAGGGTAGTTCCTATACAAAAGAGCAAATCAAGCGAGTTGTCGCAGGCTCAGGTATCACAATCGAATCAGAAGTAGATTCAGACTATATTATCTTTTGTCCATTCCACAATAATCACCGTTCTCCAGCAGGAGAAGTTGACAAAAATACTGGATTCTTCTTTTGTTTTTCTTGCCAGCACGTTTGCGATATGGTAGAACTAGTAATGCATGTTTCTGGCAGAAGTTACTTTGAAGCGGTACGCTTTATTAAGTCAAAAGAAACAGAATCAAATCTTGAAGATGAAATTAATGTCAAGCTTATTGAAAAGCCAGACTATGTTCAGTATGATCAGGTTTTAATTAAAAGACTAAACCAGCAAGCACTTGAGTCCCCACGTGCTATGCGTTACTATTCTGGTAGATCAATTACAGAAGACTCTGTTAAAAAGTTTAGCCTCGGATACTCCGACAAGCAAGATATGGTTACGATTCCAGTTCATTCACCAGATGGAACTGAGGTTGGATTTGTTGGTCGTTCTGTTGAGGGCAAAGATTTTAAGAATACTCCAGGATTGCCAAAAAGCAAGGTCCTATTTAATCTTCACCGTGTAAAGACTGCAGGAAAGGTCTATGTGGTAGAATCATCATTCGATGCTATTCGCCTAGACCAATGCGGTTTTCCAGCGGTAGCGACATTGGGTGCCAATGTATCCAATTTCCAAACAGACCTACTACAAAAATACTTCAATAACATAATCGTTATTGCTGATAATGATGAAGCAGGCGGTAACATGAAAGAAAAGATCGTAGAACGTCTTGGCTCTCGTGTTAGCGTTATTAAATTAGATAAACAATATAAAGATATTGGAGATATGTCAGATGAAGCAATAAAAAATATTGACGAATCATTTGACAAAGTTATCTCAGGTATGCTAAAATAAAAAACCAAAACAAATATAGGAGAAAAAATGAGCGTTATTAAGGGACTAAAGGATATCAGTGCCCTGCTTGATAAGCCAAAGTTTGAGGCTACTGGGCAGAAGGTTCGCTGGGTAAAGTTGGCAGATGGCCAGGCAGCAGAGATCCGTTTCGTAGAAGAACTAGATGAAGATTCAGCCAGCTACTCAGCAGAGCGTGGCCTATCTGTGGTAATTGCAGAACACCAGAATCCAAAGGATTATAAGCGTAAGGCTGCATGTACCATGGAGACTGAGGGTCGTTGCTATGGTTGTGAGATGGCTCGTAAGGAGCCAAAGGCAGGATGGCGTTCACGTCTTCGTTTCTACTGCAACGTCCTTGTTAAGGATGGTCTAGAGGATCCATATGTTGCTGTATGGTCGCAGGGTATTTCAAAGCAGTCTGCATTCAACACTATTCGTGAGTATGCACTTGAGACTGGCTCTATCTCAAACCTAACCTGGAAGCTAAAGCGTAACGGACAGGGAACTGAGACTAACTATACCCTATTGCCTACAAAGCCAGATACAGAACCATTCAACTGGGGAAGCCACGAGTTCTTCAACCTTGAAAAGGTTGTTCGTGAGGTTCCTTATGCAGAGCAGGAAGCATTCTACTTCGGCTTTGACACTGGTTCGTCAATTACATCGTCTAACGCCGATTGGTAATAATCAAATAGCTAAGGGGGCAGAGCAAATCTGCCCTCTTTTGCTATTGACTTTTCAAAAATATTCTGTCATAATTTTATAACAACAAACGTAAAGGAAAATATATGAGTTACGCTGGACTTCATGTTCACACTCACTACAGCCTCTTCGATGGCATTGCAACCCCACAGGAATATGTGGATAGAGCTGTAGAAATCGGTATGCCAGCCATCGCCATTACTGACCACGGTTCACTATCTGGACACCGTGAAATGTATCGTGTAGCTAAGGAAAAGGGCATTAAGCCAATCCTAGGCATTGAGGGGTACATTACTAAGGATCGCTTCGACCATGAAGACAAGAAAGACAAGAACGACCCACTTGATCTAAACTATAACCACCTTATTATTCTTGCTAAGAATGCCAAGGGTCTTCAGAACCTTAATAAACTTAATGAACTTGCCTGGACTGAGGGATTCTTTAAGAAGCCACGCATGGACTGGGAGATTCTTGCCAAATATAAAGAAGGCCTAATTATTACCTCTGGATGTCTATCTGGATATCTTGCCAAGGCTATTGAGGCAGACAACCTGGCTGCTGCTAAAATGCACCTTAAATGGGCACAGGAGACGTTTGGAGACGATTATTACATTGAGGTGATGCCACATAACCCACCAGAAGTTAATAAGACTATTCTGGCCCTTGCAGACGAGTTTGGACTAAAGCCTATTGTTACTCCAGACTGCCACCATGCAGATACCTCACAGCGTGAAATCCAAGAACTAAAGCTTATCCTTAACTCTTATTCTAATAAAACTGTTAAGGATGTGTCATACGAGAAGTCAGCCAAGATGGAGAATCTCATGGACCGTCTAGACTACCTTTATGGTGCAGACCGTCAAATGACTTTCCGTGACTTTGAGATTCACCTACTTTCCGATGAAGAAATGCACAAGGCTATGGAAGCCCAGGGTATTGATCGTCAGGATATGTACGACAATACTATTGAAATTGTAGATAAGATTGAAGATTACAAGATTAAAGACCACCTAGATCTTCTTCCAGTACAGTATCAGAATCCAAATGAAGAGCTAATGGCCCTAGCACTTGATGGACTCAAGGAAAAGGGACTTGACACAAACGAGGAATACCTAAAGCGTCTTGATGAAGAAATGGAAGTAATTAAGGACAAGAACTTTGGTCCATACTTCCTAGTTGTACGCTCCATGATTGCCTGGGCTAAGAAAGAAGATATCATGGTAGGTCCAGGCCGTGGTTCCGCTGCTGGTTCACTACTCTGCTATGCCCTAGGTATTACAGATATTGATCCAATTGAGCATGGACTTCTATTCTTCCGTTTCATTAATCCAGAGCGTAATGACTTTCCAGATATTGATACCGATATCCAAGACTCACGCCGTGAAGAGGTTAAGGACTATCTAGTCCGCCAGTACAAGCACGTTGCATCTATTGCCACATTCCTTGAGTTTAAGGGCAAGGGCATTGTTCGTGACATTGCTCGTACCTTGATGATTCCACTAACAGATGTTAACAAGGTTCTAAAGACTATTGATGACTGGGATGACTACTGCACCTCAAAGCAGGCTGCATGGTTCCGTGAGAAGTATCCTGAGATTGAGCAATATGGAGAGCTACTGCGTGGTCGTATCCGTGGCACTGGTATTCACGCTGCAGGTGTTGTTACTTCTAAGCAACCCATATTTAAGTATGCACCACTAGAGACACGCACATCTCCAGGTAACAAGGAACGTATTCCTGTTGTAGCAGTAGACATGGAAGAGGCAGAGCGTATCGGTCTTATTAAGATTGACGCACTTGGTCTAAAGACTCTATCCGTTATTCAGGATACTCTAAAGATTATTAAGGAACGTACTGCCGAAAGTATCAATCTACATAAGATTAATATGGAAGATAAAAATATTTACCAGATGCTTTCTGATGGGTACACTAAGGGTGTTTTCCAGTGTGAAGCTACGCCTTATACAAACCTATTGGTTAAGATGGGTGTCAAGAACTTTGCAGAACTTGCAGCATCTAATGCTCTAGTGCGACCAGGTGCCATGAACACCATTGGTAAAGACTATATTGCTCGTAAGCATGGTAAGCAGAACATCTCTTATCACCACCAAGTAATGAAGTCATTTACCTCTGAGACCTATGGCTGCATTCTGTATCAGGAACAGGTTATGCTTGCCTGTACAGAACTTGGCGGTATGACAATGGCTGAGGCTGATAAGGTTCGTAAGATTATTGGTAAGAAGAAAGATGCTAAGGAATTTGATCAGTTTAAGGACCAGTTCGTTAAGGGAGCATCTCAATTCCTACGCCCAGAGGTCGCAGAAGAGCTGTGGCACGACTTTGAGGCTCACGCAGGATATTCGTTTAACAAGTCACACGCTGTGGCTTACTCAACGCTTTCATACTGGACAGCCTGGTTGAAGTATTACTATCCAATTGAATTTATGTATTCGCTACTCAAGAATGAGGGCGATAAGGATGCACGTACAGAATATCTAATTGAGGCAAAGCGTATGGGAATTCCTATTCGTTTGCCACACATTAATGATTCAGACATTGATTTTAAGATTGAGGGCAAGGGTATTCGTTTTGGACTATCAGCAATTAAATTCATATCCGATAATATTGCAAGCAAGTATATGGCTGCTCGTCCTTTTAGCAGTTATAAGGAGCTTGAGGAGTTCACCTTTGGTAAAGGTAATGGTGTTAATAGCCGTGCTTTGCAAGCTTTACGTCTTGTAGGTGCTGCAACTTTTGAAGATAATCCACGCAATGATGAAGAGGTACGTGAGAATCTTTATGAATATCTAAACTTACCAGAATTCAATGTATCTATTCCACAACACTATCACGCCTTTATTAATGAGATTGATGAATTTGAGGAAAAGGGTGCATTCGTACTGATGGGAATGGTCAAGGGTATCAAGCGTGGATCAGGATGGTCACGTGTAGAAATCCTTGATAAGACTGGAAGTGTCGGTATCTTTGATGAAGAACAGACTACTATTGAGTCTGGCAAGACTTATATTATTCTTGCTAGTGATAATAGAATTGTCAGTGCTATTCCAGTAGAAGACATAAAGAATAATGACAGTGGACTAATCAAGATGCTTAGCTACAAACAATTGCCATACAAGGATGAAGAAATGTTTGTGGTATCATTTAAGCCTAGAGTTACTAAGGCAGGAAAGAAAATGGCTTCGCTGGTTTTGGCAGACACAAGTCGTGACTTGCACAGCGTTACCGTATTTCCAACCAACTTCTCTAAGGCATATATGAAGATTGACGAGGGTAAGCCATATAAGTTTACTCTTGGAAAAACAAAAGATGGAACGACAATTATGGAGGATGTAGAAAATGTCTAATTCGTTTGATGATATTGCAATGCAGTTGCATAATACTGCAGTAGAAAAGGGTTTCTGGAGTGTTGTAGAAGACGCTACACAGGAACAGACCGATATCTTTGTAACCAAGCAGCTAATGATGATCGTATCAGAGGCTGTGGAGGTAATGGAGGCTATCCGCAAAGATAAGGGCGAAGAAGAGATTGCAGATGAAATGGCAGATATTCTAATCCGCACATTTGACCTATATGCAGGTCTAGTGGAACATGGATACACCAAGGTATCCCTAGACTACGCATTTGAAAAGAAAACAAACATTAACCAGGCACGTCCTGAGAAGCACGGAGTAAGATTCTAATGATTACAGTATATACAAAGCCATCCTGCGTACAGTGTGATGCAACCAAGAGACACCTCACCAAGCTAGGGCTTGAGTTTGACACCATTGATATTACTCAGGACCAAGATGCTCTAGACAAGATTCTCGCTATGGGCTTTCAGGCAGCACCAGTAGTAATTACTGACTCAGGTTCATGGGCAGGATATCAGCCAGAAAAAATTAATGGATTGGCAGATATTTAATGACAACTGTAGAAGAAGCCTTAGCAGCATTAGATCCAAAAATTAGAAAGCGACTAACTACTGGTGTTGGATTTAAAACTGAATTTCAGCCAACACCAAGCTTTGGCCTTAATCGTGCACTAAATGGTGGATTGCCATATGGTCGCCAGGTTCTTATCTGGGGTTCCAAGTCATCAGCAAAGTCCTCAATGTGCTTGCAGATGATTGCCCTAGCTCAGGAAGAGGGCAAACTTTGTGCATGGATTGATGCCGAGATGTCATATTCTGAAGAGTGGGCAGAAAAGCTTGGGGTAGACACAAGTAAGCTAATCGTATCACAGGCAAGAACAATCAATGAAATGGTAGACGTAGGTGTTGCACTAATGAATGCTGGAGTTGATCTGATTGTTGTTGACTCAATTACATCGCTGTTGCCTGCTATTTATTTTGAGAAAGATTCTGATGAACTTAAGCAGCTAGAAAACACTAAGCAGATTGGTGCAGAAGCAAGAGACTTTAGCAACGCTGTCAAGATGCTTAACTATGCGAATAACAAAGTTAAGCCAACGTTATTGGTTCTAATTAGTCAATCTCGCAATAATATTTCTGCCATGTATACTTCACAACAGCCAACAGGTGGACAGTCAATTAAGTTCTATTCGTCAACAGTACTTAAGTTGTTTAGCTCCGAATCAGATAATCAAGCTATTAAGGGCAAGATTGCGGTTGGAGATAAACTTATCGAAGAAAAAATTGGTCGTAAGGTTCGATGGGAAGTTCAATTCTCAAAGACTTCACCTGCATTTCAGTCTGGAGAATACGACTTTTATTTCCGAGGTGACGTAGGCATTGATAGTGTAGGTGATCTCGTAGATACCGCTGAGATGATGGGTATTGTGGAGCGAACAGGTGCCTGGTATATTATTCCAGGAACTGAGGATAAGTTGCAGGGTAGAGATAAGTTTATAGCAAGAGTACGAGAAGACCTAGATCTTCAAGATTTAATAAAAGCTAAGGTAAATGGTAATGGCCAAATATAACCTCTATCAAGGTGAATTTCCATGTCACACATGTAAGGTAATTGTAAAAACACTTAGATGCTATCCAGAGACAAAAGAGTTAACCTGGATGTGTCCAGATAAGCACCTTAGTACTGTTAATTTAAATACTAAAAAGACAAAGAAAGATTATGAGCGAGAGAACCGAGAGTAAAAGAATTGGAGCAAAGCAACATAAGAACTCAGGAAGAGGTACCCATAAAGGTGACGCTACTTGGGAAAACTTTACCGTTGACTTCAAAGAGGTTGGCAAAAGCTTTACTCTTAACAAAGATGTATGGGCCAAAGCTACTACAGATGCTATCAGAAATGGTAATGATCCTGCTATCGTTGTGGTTATTGGCGATAGTGGTATCAAAACAAGGTTAGCAGTTATTGAGTTATCTTTGCTAGAACAAATTTTGCAGGAAGGTGTATAATATTATTATGAACAATAACGAAGAATACTTAGACCAAGATCCAGCATTTCCACCAGAAGCCTATGCACCAATGCACGAATGGCTCACAGGCTTTGATAACTATAATACTGTTCCACCAGTATATCTAGAAAAACCACTATCTGATGCTCAAGTTACTGAACTAAGAAATATTCTTAGTTGGCACAAAAGCCTAAGACCAACCAATACTCGCAGGGTACCAGGCCATGAAGAAATAATTGATGCAGACGTAAGAGTACCTAGAAAAATGACGGAATTGTCTCGTCAAGTAATTGACTTTATTATGCCAAAACACATAGAGCAGACCATTGATAATATTGTTAAACCAATGTATAAGGGTGAGATTGCATTATCTCACTATAACTATCTAGACTATAACCTAGTCTATGGAGATGACAATTATGTTCCATCATTACAGCCACACATCGATGCTAGTAATGCACTGATAACATTTAATTATATGATTGGTGGAAACATTGACTGGGAGGTTTGTGTTACAGACACCTGCTACAAGCTTAAGCCTGGAGATGCAATTGTTTTTAGTGCAGTTAATCAGGTTCACTGGAGACCAAAGAGAAACTGGAAGCCAGGAGAGTATGTTGAAATCATTACACTAAACTATTCGCCACTTGACGACTGGGTATTTACTGGAAAGAAAGACCCAATTGATCCATTTACTAGAGTAATGGAACGTCGCCAGCACGGAACAGAATTTCAGTCAACAATGGAATATGCTATAGCATTTGAAAAATATCAACTTGATGGACTCAGGGATGGTATTCCATTGGGTCAATGGGGATTTATTTTAGATGAAGATGGAAATAAGACAGATGCTCCATCTAATACAAAAGAGCATGGTGTTCCACCAATTGACTTCCTATACGAAAGAGCCAGATCAGAAGAAAATCCAAAGAATAGAAAGAAAAACTAATGGAGCAATCACAGACCACCCTACAAATGGTCAATGGCCTTGCAGAAATAGCCGATTATATGGATGATAAGGAGCTTACAGAAGCTCTAACTTTTGTCGCAAAGCTAATTCTTAAACCAGATATTCCTATTCAGGTAGCAACAATTGAAATAGTTAGACTTCAAGCTATTGCAACTAAGATGGCATTCAAGGCTACATGGCTAACCAATGTAGATAAGTCAGATAGGGCTAAGAAGAATATTTATTATACTGCTGCAGAATCTATTAATAATCTAGTATCTGCCTTGAAATACATTACGAGATAGTGTATAATGGAAAAAAGACAGAAAAGATTTTAAAAATGGCAAAAAATTTACTACAGCAGGTTATGCTAAAGGTTGAGGAGACCGTGGCAAAACCATCATTTATCAATAAGCAAGAACTTATCGATAAGATTAACTCTGGTTATACTATTAATCGTGTTACAAAATTTACCAAGAAAAACTCATTTGCACCCAGTACAATTGCATTCTCCCACGGAGAGTGCCCTCGCTACTGGTACCTAGCCTTTGAGGGTGCAGACTTTACAGACAATGCAGATGCCTATGGTGCTGCTAATATGACAGCTGGAACAAAGTCTCACGAACGCATTCAGGAGGCCATGGGCAATGTTCCTGGACTTCTAGCAGATTCTGAATTTAAGGTAACATATAACGATCCACCAATTTTTGGATTTGGTGACGTTATGCTTAACTGGGAAGACAAAGAGCTTCTTGGTGAAATCAAGACTATGCCTAACGATGCTTTTGAGTATCGCAAGGTAGCAGGTAAGCCAAAGACAGGTCACCTTGTCCAGTTGCTTATCTACATGAAGATTCTCAATAAGAATAAGGCAGTGCTTATTTATGAAAACAAAAATAATCACGAGTTGCTAATATTCCCTGTTGAGTTGAATTCATACATGTATGAGTGGGTAGAGAACACATTTGAATGGATGCGACAAGTTCGTGGGGCATGGGAGAAGAAAACTCTTCCTACCAAAAACTATCGTAGTAATTCTAAGATATGCAAGACATGTCCAGTCCGCCAGGTCTGTGACAATGCAGGTTCTGGAGAGATCAAACTCAAATCTCTGGAGCCATTAGATGAAAATAAAACCATGTGAATGGTGTGATGCCACTTTCAAGACCAACATAGCATATCAAATATACTGCTCTCCCGAATGCAGAGATGCTGCAACGAGAGAAAAGATTGCTGTTAGGTATCAAATAAACAGAAGAAAAAAATTAAAAGATAAGGTTAGAGTCTGTAAGTCTTGTGGCTCTAACCTTTCTGTTTATAACGATGCTCCATTATGCAACAATTGTGATGTGAATCCAAAAGACGTTGCTAAAATTTTAAAACAAATAAAAGGAATTGCAGATGGCAAAGATTGGCAAGATTAGTTCCCCCAAACCCAAAAACATAATGGCGATTGATGCAAGTACAAATAGTCTTGCCTTTGCTATTTTTTCAAATAATGATTTAGTAAAATGTGGAAAAATTAAATTTATTGGTAATAATGCATATCAAAAACTTGGCGATGCAGCTATTAAAAGTTTACCGTTCTTTAAACAGCTTGAGGTAGATGCAATTGTTATCGAACATACAATATTTATTAATAGTCCAAAGACAGCATCAGACCTTGCCCTGATCCAGGGGGCACTGCTAGGAGCTGCAAAAATTGCAGGCATTAGAACAGCAGGCTCAATCAATCCAATTACCTGGCAAACTTATATTGGCAATGGCAAATTAACTAATGAAGAAAAGCTTGCAATAATGGATCAGTTTCCAGGAAAAACAAAGAATTGGTATCAGAATAAGTCTAGAGAAATACGCAAACAAAGAACTATTAATTTTGTTAACATAAACTATAGCAAAAATCTAACAGATGATGATGTTGCAGATGCTGTTGGTATTGGACACTATGTTATAAATAACTGGGAAAAGATTGACAAATAGGAGTTATTATGGCAAAATTATATACAAATGAATTGTGGCTTAAGAAAAGATTCCACATAGATAAAAAGTCTCCAGAGGACATTGCCAAAGAGTGTGGTGTCAGCGTAGAGACAGTATACGTTTACCTTGCTAAATTTGGATTAAGGAAGTCTAAAAGATAATGGCTAGAACCAAGAAGTATGCAGTCCCAGAGATTGCCAAAAAGTTTGTAAGAGAAGATAGACTAATCATCGATGGATTTGAAATCATAAAGGGTGACCTAATCAAGATTAGTGGACAATATGGACTAAAGTTTAAGTTCGATAGTTTTGTAACAAATACTGAAACTGGGGCAACCTGGGTAGACTGCTTTGAAGTTTTTAGAGCAACAGCATCACAATTTAGATCGTTTCGGGTTGAGGATGTAAAGCGTATTCCACAACGAGGAAAGAGGGCCAAACGTGTCATTTGAAGAATTAACAGTAGAACACCTTGATGAAGTAAACAAGGTCGTAGAAAAGTATCTGGCAGGAAATGAGCCTACTCAGATTTCTAAAGAGCTTGCCATGCCACGACAAAAGGTTGTTGCATATATTAATGAGTGGAGAGCCATGGCTGCAGATAATGCTGCTATTCGTGCTCGTGCCAAAGAAGCCTTGGTTGGTGCAGATACACACTACACAAAACTAATTAGCAAAGCATATGAGGTGATTGACGATGCTACAACTACTGCCAACTTGGGTGCAAAGACTGCTGGTATTAAGCTGGTTATGGATCTTGAGTCTAAGCGTATTGATATGCTTCAGAAAGCAGGACTTCTTGAGAATAAAGAACTTGCTGAAGAAATGATTGCTATTGAAAACCGTCAGGAGATTTTGGTGGGTATCTTAAAGGATATCGCTGCAGAACATCCAGAGGTAAGAGATAAGATTATGCGTAGGTTATCAGAGGTCTCTAAGGATAAAGAAGTGATTACCGTGGTGGTAAACAACGATGTTTGATGATTTTTTAGAAGCACTTAAGTCCGACAATTTTGCAGAGCGTCCTGTAGATGCTAAGACATTTGTTGAGGGCGAAGCGTATCTAAATCAACCACCACTGTCACAAATTCAATACGACATCGTAGAAGCAATGTCACAAATTTATAAACTAGAAGATCTTATCGATCTAATGGGCGAAGAAGAGGGTAGACGCTATTACAAGAAATACACTAAGAATGAAGTCATTCTACAACTTGGCAAGGGGTCTGGTAAAGACTTTACTTCTACTGTTGCTTGTTCCTATATCGTATATAAACTACTTTGTCTTAAGGACCCTGCTCGTTATTTCGGTAAACCTTCAGGTGACGCTATCGATATTATCAACGTTGCGATTAACGCACAACAGGCTAAGAACGTCTTCTTTAAAGGCTTTAAGACTAAGATCGAAAAGTCTCCATGGTTTGCTGGAAAATTTAACGCTAAAGCAGAAAGCATTGAGTTTGATCACTCTATCACAGTTTATTCTGGTCACTCCGAACGTGAATCACACGAGGGTCTCAACCTTATACTCGCTGTATTGGACGAAATCTCAGGATTTGCTACTGAGATTGGAACTGGCAATGACCAGGGAAAAACTGCGGATAATATTTACAAAGCATTCCGTGCGTCTGTGGATTCACGTTTCCCAGACTTGGGCAAAGTTGCTCTTCTTTCCTTCCCTCGTTACCCAGGAGACTTTATCTCGTCTAGATATGAAACGGTAATTGCAGAGAAAGATGTTGTTACAAAGCATCACAGATTTATAATGAATCCAGAACTTCCAGAAGATCAAGAAGGTAACTATCTAGATATTGAGTGGGATGAAGACACAATTGTTTCTTATAAATATCCAGGTATGTTTGCACTAAAGCGTCCTACCTGGGTAGTTAATCCTACAAGAAAAATTGATGATTTTAAATTAGCATTCTTTACTGATATGGGGGATGCGATGCAACGCTTTGCCTGTGTTCCTACATTCTCCTCTGACAGATTCTTTAGACAAGAAGACAAGATTCGTAGTGCTATGAGCATCCGTAATCCACTGGATCAGCACAGAAGGTTTGATACATCATTTACACCAGACCCAGAAAAAACTTATTACGTTCACGCTGACCTTGCACAGAAGCATGACAAATGTGCTGTTGCAATTGCTCACGTAGACAAATGGGTAAATATTCAAATTGGTAGAGATTATCAACAGGTCATGCCAATTGTTGTAGTTGATGCAGTAGCTTGGTGGGAACCAAAGGTAGAGGGTCCTGTCAATCTTTCCGAGGTAAAGCAATGGATCCAAAATCTACGTAGACTAGGATTTAATATTGGCATGGTATCATTTGACCGCTGGCAATCATTCGATATTCAGAATGAGTTAAAGCAAGTCGGAATGAGAACTGAAACTGTGTCTGTTGCAAAGAAACACTATGAAGACATGGCTATGCTGGTATATGAAGACCGCTTGGTTATGCCAGCAATTGACCTTTTGTTTGAAGAGCTTACAGAACTTAAGATAGTTAAACAAAACCGTGTAGACCACCCTAGAAAGTCCTCTAAGGACCTTGCAGACGCTGTCTGTGGTGCAATCTACGGTGCAATCGCACACACACCAAAAGATCAAAACCTTGAGGTAGAGGTTCATACTTTTAGGGACAGGCCAAAATCACAGGTTGACAAGGACAGGGATAATGTGATAGAATATAAGCCTATGCCAAAAGAGGTTCGTGAATACCTGGCTAGATTTGATCTAATCTAACAAAGAGAAAAGGAAAACAAAAATATGACTTCATTTAAGAAGCCTTTTATTGCTATTGCCACTGCAGTAGCAATTGCTACAACTGCCCTCGTGGCAGCACCAGCTAATGCTGCAGTCGGATTTGCCCTCGTGGGTGGAGACTCAGCTACCGTTGCTGGTACTACTGAAGCAACTGCAGTTACTCTTCCAGTCCCTGCAGACAATAACGTTACCTCTGGCGACGTTCTACGCATTGACCTGACTGGTCTCGCAAACAATGTAACCGTAACTGCTACTGCAACTGATGCAAAGCTAACCGCAACCGTTGGAACAACTGTTCTTCCATCTGCTGGTACCGCAACTGCAACTGTTGCAACTGGTACTGGTACTGTTGCATCATTTAATGTATTTACAACTACCACTAAGACTGGTAAGGTTGTTTTGTCAGATGGAACAAACACCCTGGCAACATATTATGTTAAGGGTGCTGCTGGTGCACTAAACACTATTGCACTTGCTGCTCCGACTGCTGCACTTGGAACAACTGCTAAGGTAACCGTTACTGGTACTGACGTATTTGGTAACCCTGTTGCTGGATCAACCGTAGCACTACAGGTAGTTTCTGCAACTGCAACCAACACCTACTCAGTAACTACTGACGCTAAGGGTGAGGCTACCAAGGAACTAACTGGTCTTGCTGTTGGCTCGTATGACCTAATTGCAACTGCTACTGTAGCAACTGCTGTTACTGGTCTTGCTACTCCTACTGGTTTCGTTCGTGGAACTCTTAAGGTTGTAGACCTTGCTGCTCTTGTAGCAGAGAAGGATGCAGAGTTGGCAATTGCAAACGGTAAGGTAACTGCCCTAACTGCAGATAAGAATGCACTTACTGCACAGGTAGCAGAGCTTACCGCAAAGCTAGCCCTCGCTGATGCAGCTGCTCTTGGAAACAAGAACAAGTACAACGCACTTGCTACTAAGTGGAACAAGGCTCACCCAAAGAGCAAGGTTGCCCTACTTAAGTAATTGTGGTAAAATTGATTGGGGAGAGAGTTTCGGCTCTCTCCCTTTTCTGTCCCCAGATTAAAAAAGGAGTTAAAATAGATGTCACTAGATATTGTATACTTCTCAAATTATTCTGGGAATACTAAGAGATTTGTGGAGAAATTAGATGTCAACAACAGCAACACTATTCGTATTCCTATTGACTGGGATATTGATAGCCCTATTACTGTCAGCAACCGCTATGTACTTTTTGTACCAACTTATGGTGGGGGTAGTGAAAAATCTGCAATCCCCAGACAGGTTCGACACTTTTTAAATATTCCTGAAAACAGGAATTTGCTTGTTGGGATTGTTGGACTTGGCAATACTAATTTTGGTATTCATTTCTGTAAAGCAGCAGAAATAATATCTGGGAAAACTGGTGTCCCCATAATAGCCAGGGTAGAAATATTCGGAACATCAGAAGATGTCCTTAAAGTAAAAGAGAGGTTGGAAAAACTAAATGGATAACTATAGCTATCATGAATTAAACGCTATGCTGAATCTTTGGTCAAACGAAGGCAAGATTCAATTTGATAAGGACAAGGAGGCAGCAAGAGCATATTTTCTTGATCACGTTAATCTGAATACTGTGTTTTTCCACAGCCTAGAAGAAAAACTTCACTATCTGGTTGAGCATGAATATTATGAAAAAGAAATCCTTGACCTATACTCATTTGAGTTTACTAAAGAGTTATTTAAGCAGGCATATGGACACAAGTTCCGCTTCCCAACATTTGTTGGTGCTTACAAGTTCTATACTCAATATGCCCTAAAGACATTTGACGGTGAACGTTATCTAGAACGTTTTGAAGATCGTGTCTGTATGAACGCTCTAATGCTTGCACGAGGTGACGAACAGCTAGCTAAGGATCTGGTTGAGGAGATCATCAGCGGTCGTTTCCAGCCAGCTACCCCAACCTTCCTAAATGCAGGTCGCAAACAGCGTGGAGAGTATGTTTCATGCTTCCTGCTACGTGTTGAAGACAACATGGAGTCAATCTCTCGTGCAGTCAATTCTTCACTTCAACTATCGAAGCGTGGTGGCGGTGTTGCACTCAACATTACTAATCTACGTGAACTTGGTGCACCAATCAAGAAGATTGAAAATCAATCATCTGGCGTTATCCCAGTAATGAAGATGCTAGAAGATGCTTTCTCATATGCAAATCAACTGGGTGCACGACAGGGTGCAGGTGCAGTATATCTGAGTGCACACCACCCAGACATCTTACGTTTCCTAGATACTAAGCGTGAAAATGCTGATGAAAAGATGCGTATTAAAACACTTAGTCTTGGTGTAGTCGTTCCAAACATCACCCTTGAGCTAGCCAAGAATAACGAAGATATGTATCTATTTTCACCATATGACATTGAGCGTGTTTATGGTGTACCAATGTCTGACATCTCGGTAACCGAGAAGTACCAGGAGATGGTTGACGATGCTCGTATCAAGAAGACCAAGATCAAGGCTCGTGAACTATTTGAGCGTATTGCTGAATTGCAATTTGAGTCAGGCTACCCATACATTGTTTATGAGGATACTGTTAATGATGCCAACCCAATTGATGGACGAATCAATATGTCAAACCTTTGCTCTGAGATCCTACAGGTAAATACTCCTACCACCTATAATAATGACCTATCATACAAGGACATTGGTAAGGATATCTCATGTAATCTTGGATCACTCAACATTGCAAAGGCTATGGAGTCTCCAGACTTTGGAAAGACGGTAGAGGTTGCTATCCGTGCACTGACATCAGTAGCAGATTTGTCATACATTGATTCTGTTATGTCAATTGCTGAGGGTAACAAGAAGTCTCGTGCTATTGGTCTAGGTCAGATGAACCTGCATGGTTACTTTGGTAAGGAAGAGATGTTCTATGGCGATGAAGAGTCTATTGACTTTACCAATATGTACTTCTATGCTGTGCTATTCTATGCCCTAAATGCTTCTTGTAAAATGGCAATCCAGACCCAAAGTCCATTCGATGGATTTGAAAAGTCAAAGTATGCTAGTGGTGAATTCTTTGTTAAATACATTGCACAAGAATGGAAGCCAAAGACCGCTAAGGTTGAAAAGCTTTTTGCAAATGCTGGAATTACTCTTCCAACCAAAGAAGATTGGCAAGCTCTTGCACAAGATGTAATGCAGTATGGTCTATATAACCAGAACCTTCAGGCCGTGCCACCAACTGGTTCGATCAGTTACATTAACAACTCAACATCATCTATTCACCCTATCGCTTCTCAGATTGAGATCCGCAAGGAGGGAAAGATGGGTCGTGTTTACTACCCAGCACCATACCTGACTAACGACAACCGTCAGTATTTCCAGGATGCCTATGAGATTGGTCCAGAAAAGATTATTGATGTCTATGCAGCTGCTACTCAGCACGTAGACCAAGGTCTATCTCTAACACTATTCTTTAAGGATACTGCCACTACTCGTGACGTTAACCGTGCACAAATTTATGCATGGAAGAAAGGTATCAAGACTATTTATTATATTCGTATTAGACAGAATGCACTAGAAGGAACAGAGATGGAGGGTTGCGTATCATGTCAGCTATAACAAGACCAGTTAACTGGAATAAACTAGAGGATCAAGTAGACCTAGAGGTTTGGAATAGACTTACTGCCAATTTCTGGCTACCAGAAAAAGTCCCACTAAGTAATGATGTGCAGTCATGGTCTACATTGAGAGACCACGAGAAGTTGCTTACCATGCGTGTATTCACTGGTCTAACCATGTTGGATACAATCCAGGGAACAGTAGGAGCAGTCAGTCTAATTCCCGATGCTCGTACACAACATGAAGAGGCAGTAATGACAAACATCGCATTCATGGAATCAGTACATGCAAAGTCATACTCAAGTGTGTTTTCAACTCTATGTTCTACAGATGAAATTGAGGATGCATTCAGATGGAGTGAGGACAACCCTTATCTTCAAAAGAAGGCCGAAACTGTTCTGAAGTATTACCATGGAGATGATCCACTAAAGCGTAAGGTTGCTTCTACTTTGCTAGAATCATTCTTGTTCTATTCTGGATTCTATCTTCCAATGTTTTGGTCAAGTAGGGCAAAGCTTACAAACACTGCTGACCTAATCCGCCTAATCATTCGTGACGAAGCTGTTCATGGATATTACATTGGCTATAAGTTTCAGCAAGCATATAATGAGGCTGCACCAGAACGCCAGGAAGAGCTGAAGGGGTACACCTATGACCTGCTAATGGAACTATATGACAATGAGATTAAGTATACAGCTGATCTTTATGACGAAGTTGGTTTGACAGAGGATGTTAAGAAGTTCTTGCACTACAACGCAAACAAGGCTCTGATGAACCTAGGTTTCGACGCACTATTTCCAAAAGAACTTTGTGATGTTAATCCTGCTATCCTTAGTGCACTATCTCCAAACTCAGATGAAAACCATGATTTCTTTTCTGGATCTGGATCATCATACGTGATTGGTAAACATGAATCAACAGAAGATAGTGATTGGGACTTTTGACCGATAATATAAAAAGATGGGGGAGCAAAAGCTCCCCCTTTTCTTTTATCCAAACAATGCTATAATTATTTTGTTAGACTCAGGTTTGACAAGGAGACTCCAAAATTAAAAAACCCCAAAGACTTATCCTAGCAATATTAATAGCCATAGCCCCACTTTTTTCTGTAAACTATGCAATCGCTCAAACTAGAGCAGAGTATGATGCAGAAGTGGCACAAGCTCAGGCTAAAGTTTCTGCTGCTCAAGATGCCTTAACACAAGCACAAGCTGCATATCAAAATGCAATTGCTGATAAAGCAAATGCGGATGCAGTGGTTGAATCTGCTAAAACAAATTTAGATTCTGCAATAGCAATACAACAAAGTGCACAACAGTCTGTTGATGCAGCTCAGGCATCATTACAGCAAGCTCAAACCAACTATAATACCTTATTAATATCGGATCCATCTTGGGTAAGGCCAGAGGTACAGGAAACATATTATGTTGATGTTCCATATACTGTACAGGTTCCAAATGTAACGCAAGAAGCTAGAACAATAACAGTATACGATACATCTACGATATCTTCTACCTCTAGGGTAGCTACCACAAATACTGTAGCAACAACAACAACTGTTGCTCGTACAACAAGCGTTCCTACAACTACACAGGTTGCTCATACAACGTATACAACAAGTGGCGGTATTATGGCACAAATGTACAATCGCAGAGGATACAATCAAGCACCACCACTGCCATATGAAGGAGAAACTCCAGTACTTACAACAACAGTCTCCAATATTGATTTTCAATGGGGTAGTGGATATATTCTTCAACAGGGAAATGTTTGGTATTCAGAAGACGTTATTGTTAAATTTACTGGTAACTTAATCTTTCCAGCAGATGGACAGTATCAATTTTATGCACCAGCAGACGATGGGGTAATTCTTGATGTCGCTGGTATGAGACTAATTAGTGACTGGGTAGACAAGGGTGGCGGTGGATCTATTTCGCAGCCTGTAAATATTATGGGTGGAGTTCTCTATCCATTCACATTATACTACTATGAAAATGGTGGAGGTGCTTGGGTACAACTAAACGCTAAATTAGTTAATGGTTCAAGTTTCCAGGTAGTTCCAGCAGCCTGGCTTGGAACACAAGTAACTGCAACAACAACCTATGAAGATGTTACTACCTACAATGACGTAACCACCTATGAAGAAGTCACCACCTATGAAGATGTAACAACTTATGAAGATGTAACTACCTATTCAACCATAACAACGTCACACGATGAAACAATATATGTTGATGTAACATTCTATACTGAAGAAACTAGATATCGCAGAGAAGAGCGAACTAGGATGATACCAGATGTTAATGCCTCTGCCCCATTAATTAATGATCCTGCCTTAGCTACAGTTGTAGCAGCAGCAGAAGCTGCAGTATCATCTGCACAACAATCTTTAGTGGTATCAGCTCAAAATACATCAAGTGCCCAATCCTCATATGACTCTGCAATAACGACTCAGACTGAAAAAGCAGGTATAATTGAATCAGCATCTAATGATGTAAATACAAAACAGCAGGAGCTTAATGTCGCTCAACAGGAATTGGAAGCCATTCCACCATTCAGAGAGCCAACACCTACGCCTTCGCCGTCCCAGAGCACTTCTCAAGAGCCAGCAACGCCTGAGCCACAACCGTCATCAACTCCAGAGCCGTTACCAACCCCAGAAGTACAATCAGAACCTGAGCTACGAGTAGAAGAAGCCGTTGCTGCTATAGCAGTTTTAACAGACATAGCACCAGAACAAATGTCTGACAAACAAATTGAACAACTTGTAGAGGCAGCTAATGCAGTATTTGAAACAGCAGAACAAGGTTCACCACAATACGAAAAAGCCCTTGAGGCTCTTGCTATTGCTGCTATAGCAGATGATCCAGTTCTTCCACCAGCACTTGAATCCATACCTGGTGCAGCTGTTGTTTTAGAAACATTTAATGCCCTGGGAAACGTTGGTGCTGACATGTCCCCACAAGTTCGTGATGAAGCAGAAAAAACAGTAGTTGCTTCTGTTATTGCTGCAGGTGCAGCGGTAAATGCAACCGTAACTGCTACTACCGCTGCAGCAGCCACAACATCTTCAGCTGCTGGTTCTAGTTCATCTAATTCGTCATCTAGATCTTCTGGTGGATCTTCTGGTGGTAGTGGAGATTCATCAACATCAGAATCAAAGCCATCTTCAAGAAGGAGGGAAACAAAGTGAAGAAATTCCTAAACGATATTTTAGGCCAAGCATGGACATTATTAGGTATGTTCGTAGCCTGGGTAGTCCTTGAAGGGTCTGCCAAGACTATAGTTGGCTATTGCATCTTGGGTACGCTTGCCTTATGGACAGTGACGTACCCATTGAGAAAGGACGGTGAGTAATAGTATGAACTATTATGAACTACAAGAAACAAAAGAAAAGCCTGACATCTCGGCAGCGAGGTACCAGACTAAAAAATAACCCCACAGAAAGGAAAATAGTATGAAGCTATTTGGTAACGTAATAATGAGAATTATTGCAACGTTTGTAGCCTCAGCACTTGGTGTAATCGGTGCTGGAGCTATTGGAGGCGTTCCTCCAGTACTGGCAGCAACAATGGGTGGTATCTTGGCAGTAGCTAAGGTCATCGAATTGCTGTCTCTAGCATTCCTAGAAGATGGAAAGCTAACAAAGGATGAAATCAATGCTGCATTCCAGCAGACTGTTAAGCTAAAGCATCTTGATAAGCCAGAAGAGGCTGTCAAGCAGTTAGCAGAAGGTCCTCTGGACTTGCCAATTGATCACCCATATGAGGCTGTGTCAGGCTATGTACCAGACCCAGACTTTGAGCACCCACCAGTTGACGAAGATACTGAAGTTTAGTCGCTATTGACAACCTCTTTCGGATAGTGTATACTATAAAGATAACGTCCGAGAGAGGTTTTCAATGACTACAAAAACAATCAAATATCCAAAATTGCCATCAAGAGTTAAAATTGGGGCACAAAATTGGGAAATTGTTGAAAGATCACGCAACAATGATGGCTATATAAATGATGATAGCTATGGTTATACCCTACAAAAGAGCAATACTATTGTTTTAGACAAAGACTGTCCACCATCACGTAAGCGTCAAACGCTGCTTCACGAACTATTGCATGCCATTCGTTATTCTAATGGTGCTAGTGGTATTAAGCCAGATATGGAAAACACGCAGTCTGATGAAATTATTGCTACCTGGGAGCACTACTTTATTGCAATGTATGAAGATACTATCTTGTTAGTTCTTCGTGAAAATCCAGACCTAACCGAATACTTTTTAAGTAAAGAATAGTTGACATTTCCTCAATACTGGAGTAAAATATATACATGGAAAACAATGACAAAGACATCGTTATTTTAGATGAACAAGACATGTGGCAATGGCTACAGGTTGGTATAGAGCAAGGATGGGTTTCAGAGCCATTCTGCTATACTCATGACGGAGATCCGTACATGACCGAAGAAGAAGAACAAGAGTGGGAAGATGGCGGAGACCCATGTTCACCAGTCGTAAAACTACTACAATAAGAAAAAAAGGGTATGAAGAAAACAGCAATTATTTTGGGTGCATTGATTGCATCTATTTCAGTAACTCCAGCACAGGCAGAAACCAAATCACTAGTAATCATCGATTCCTATTTTGATTCACGTGTGATTAGTGGGAATGTGTCTTGTGTAACTCTAGAAGATAAGCCATGTACAGACGTGGTTAAGACTATCCCAGCAAGCCTATCCGACAATATTAATCATGGCGATGCCATGGTGGAGGTTGCAAAGAAGCAAAATCCTGGACTATCAATTATTGCATTGAGGGCTGGATTTCCAAGTGCAAAGTCTGTAAGTGATGTAAACGCAGGAAACTTTATTGATGCATTGAATTGGGTATCCTCTCATTCTTCATCAGTTGGTGCTGTAGCCATTTCACGTTACTTTAATGGAACTTCTGGATGTACTCCTGCAAGCGTAAATACTGCACCATATGGTGGTGTTGCTAAAGCAGATGCAACTATTCGTAGTCAAATTGCTAACCTTAAGTCACTAGGAATCCCAGTATTTGTCGCTACTGGCAACACACAAGGAACAAAGATTAGTTATCCAGCATGTATTTTGGAGACAAACTCAGTTAGTGTTGGATCTCTCAATAAGCTGGGTGTGGTTGTAAGCTCATATGCTGCAGATGCCAGTACGGACTACTTTGCCTCAGCATCAGTATATTCTTATAAGTCACCAATTCTTGGACTAATTCCAAATACTACGTCAGCAGGAAACGTTGCAGTTGCTGCAAAATTTGTTTCTGGAACGCTTGACGCTAAGTTTGTGAACGTGCTACAATAGATTTACAAATAAATAGAGAACATGACCTGAGTACGCAGCAGATTATTCTAGATAATAACGTGCGGTGCTGAGTGAGGTAATTACTCTGACGAGGTAGGCGTTGTCGTTTCCTACCACCTTGCCCCTTAGCTCAACGGCAGAGCAGAGAGCTGTTAACTCTAAGGTTGTTGGTTCGAATCCAGCAGGGGCAGCTAATGGTTCCACCTGCACCACTCCTGGGTATGGATAAAAGCAGGTAAATGCGAATGTTGCATAATGGTAGTGCCTCTGCCTTCCAAGCAGAAGGTGGGAGTTCGATTCTCCCTATTCGCTCAAACAGATTCCTGACGAGGGATCTGGAGAATGGCTGAACGAAGTTCCTTGTCTAGATGGAACGAGAAAGGCACACAGTTGGGATTAGCGTCCCTGCTCTTAGCGGAGCAAGACTGTGGTAGGACTAAGGCGGTACTCTAATGGTATCTAGACTTCTCCTTGGTGGTAATAGACAATCCACCTTCTCACATTTGGTCTGTTAGCTCAGTTGGTTAGAGCACCACCCTGTCACGGTGGGGGTCGTGGGTTCAAGTCCCATACAGATCGCTCAGAAGCATAAGTCTGAACAACTTATGTGGAGATTGTTATACCGAAATCTACAATGTGGACGCATCATACGAAGGGGTTCAGCCCGATGGAGATTGTTCTGCTAACCCACTAGGTATAACAGCCAATGGCAGGAATTCTGTAGAAACAGCGATGCACGATTGGCAAATGCCTTCTTAGCTCAGTGGTAGAGCAACGCACTTGTAATGCGTAGGTCGTCAGTTCAATCCTGACAGAAGGCTCGGAAAGAATTTTATGCAAGAAGTTGATCGTGATATCTGGAGTAAAACTAAAGATCCAGACTTTATAAAGATATGTGAAGAATCTTTGGTTCCAGCCAGATGGGTACTATTTGATCAAATTAATAAAGAAAAATTTGGGGACTCAATAATTAAGCCAATTAATAAATATGTAGAGTATTTATACCCACCACCAGAACTTATTTCAATTTCAGAATCCTCAATAGTGCTTAGACAAAAAACTCAGGCAGATATATACATACTTAACAATGCAGATGTAGGGTTTTATAATATAGATAGAACCTGGGTCAGACAGTACTATAGAACAGCCATGCCGTTTGATCAGCACCCAGATTGTTTCTCAGAGGAAATTTATAAATTCTATGTGCCCTGGATTTTAGATTATCCTACTAAGGTTAAATATGTTCCAGTTCCTGGTTCAGCCATATTGCCCATACCTCTTAATTCTAATTTTAACTATATCCCAAAGGACATACATGCCATACATCCTCCCATGGTCGCATGCTATTTTAAAAAGATAGGCAAGCATATGAAGGACTCAGAGCAGGGTATAATTAAAAGAGGAGAGCCAATGTTTGACATGATCATAGAGTCAAATGCTATAATAGAAGAAAGAGTTAGGAGCTTTTATGCCAAAGGCATCGTTTCACCCATTTTCAGATAAGACACCGCATTTTGTAGATGCACCCAAGCCAGCCACCAAAAGTATGCCAGAATGGTATCGTGAGCAACCAGCAGTAAATCAAGATCACACGGACTATAAGCAGGGAAACGTTGGCACTACCATCAAGAAGTGCATGCCAATATTTGATGCTATGACTGCAGGCTATATCTTTGGAGCACCGTGCGATATATACGTCAACGCAAAAGACCCCAACAAGCTAGAATACTCTATTCCTAGACCACTAAATGAATTTAAGGGAGACCTATTCTCTACACACAGCTTTGAGCAGTATAGCGAATATCCTATTGATCTTAATAAATATCACAAGCAGTTGTTAAGAATTCAACCATTCTGGTCTATTGAAACTCCAGAAGGATATAGCACACTATTTATCAATCCAATACATAGACCTAGCCCACTGTTTGCTTTTGCTGGATTGATAGATACTGACAATTTTGTATCTGAGGGTCACCTATCCTTCCTAGTTGAAAAAGATTTTGAGGGAGTAATTAAACAGGGAACACCAATAATTCAACTAATACCTTTCAAGAGAGAAGCCTGGGAATCTGAAGTAATTCCTGCAGAGATATCAATGCCAAGAGTTAAGACTCAGGGTTTTAAGCTTAGAAGCGTATTCAGCAATGCCTATAAAAACAAGTTTAGGGTAATGAAAGAATACAAGTGAGCGATCACCTAAAAATAAAATTTGTTCCCACCTCCCCAGAATATTCAGATCTACTTGTACCAGAACCAGCTACGAGGCACGTGCCAGAGTGGTATGTTTCTCTATCTAAGTTTGAAAATTCTAATAGTGAAAAACATCTTCATCCAAATAACGCAGTGGGCAGCGACTCGGCAGCGGTATTTACTAAGATGTGCCCACCCTTTCTAGATGCCCTCACAGCAGGATATATGTATGTCTTGGAAGATGATTTGCATGTAGACTTGGATAAGGACGGTAAGCCAGTGCTAACTTGGGGAATAGATAAATTGCTAGTAGACAAAAGGCCAAAGATAGATCTTCCAGTGCCAGATAATTGTCACCCAATTCACTACGGATGGAGAATGAACTGGTATTACGAAACACCACCAGGATACTCTATCCTGATCACCCACCCAATGAATAGGCATGACCTGCCATTCTATACAATGTCTGGCATAGTGGAATCCGATATCTGGGGATTACCAGTATTCACAACGTTTTTTCTAAAAAGAAATTTTCGTGGAATAATCCCAAAAGGCACACCAATATTTCAAATTATTCCTTTCAAGAGAGATAACTGGGAGCTTGAGCTTGACGACAAAGAGGAAACGTTAGACTTTCATGAACTATTGGCAGAGAACAGAAGGTCCTCTATGTATGGTCATTATAAAAAGACAACATGGATTAAGAAACTTTTTCTAGGAGTATCCAATGGAAAGCATTGATGTCTTTTTATATTCATATAAAAATAAGATTTTGCCAACAATTGCCTTAAACATTCTTGGCAATGCAAATCTGGCTGTTAAGATCTATATATATGATCAAAATCCAGTAGACAGAACGGTAGCGTTTAAAGATAATCCCAATATTTTTTATACACATATTATGTGGGATATCCAATATGGAGTGGGTAAATTTTATAGTGAGTTTTTAAAAGAATCAAAATCAAGATATGTGCTATTTCTTTCAGATGATGTTACTCTTTCTCCTTCCTGGGATACTCAGACAATAGAGCTTTCTAAATTACATAATGCCGTTATTTCTGGAAATGGTCCCATAAGTCTTTCTAAGAAAGATGAATTTTCTTTTGCACATAACTATAAGCCAAGCTCAGTAAGTACCAAGACACAATGGATCGATAGAGCATTTATCTTTATAGACAAAAATATGATTGACCCAGGAATCGTGCCAACCAACATAAAATACTATGGTTTTGAAGAATACATGACAATGCTGGTAAGAAAAAGATCAGACATATATTCTGCTAATACCAATATATATACTGACTCTAGAAAAAGAAATGTAGAAAATCTTTATGTAACATATTCTTTGGAGCATGGGTACAACCAAATGATAGATGAACTTAATAGTAATTCAGAGATGGCACAGGTATTTATAAGAGACCATGCACTCCAAGGAGTGACACTTAGTAGGCTACCATACAACGCAGACGATGTGTCATATGACCCAAGTGTAAAGTTTAACATCGATCTACTTTCAAATGAAAACAAGAAGTATAACATTAGGGTAAATAGGATAGGCTAATGACTATTAAGAATACTTTTAATATTATGGAATATCCAGATGTTAAAAATAACCTGGCTCCATTAAGCTTTTCAGATAAAAGTCTGGAGCAAACTTTAGTAGAGCTAAAAAAGAATGGAATGTCACCAGAATTATTTTATAAACTAAATAGTCATCACCTGAGATCTGAAGATTTTTCTAAGGATCACGAAGGACTTCATGTTTTATTTGCTGGCTGCTCAGTTACTGCAGGGGAGGGTCTGCCATTAGACATGACCTGGAGCAAGATACTATACGATAGGTTAAGTAAAGAATATGACATGTCTGGATATTACAATATAGCTCAACCAGGAGCAACACCAATAGGGGTTCTACATCAGACAATAACTTACATTGGTGAGTTTTCAAAACCAGATGTAATATTTTTAAATCTGCCAGATATTGATCGTGAAAATAGGCTGTTGATGCAGGGTAATGAAAATGACGAATATGCATCTTCTGTGGCTACAGGCATGCAAATTTATGGATATTATATGTTACTACTAGACATGTGTAATAGTTTAGGTATAAAACTAATTGCCTTTACATGGGATGACCTGGATGCCAAAACAAAAGTGCTAGATATGCGTAAAAACTTTAAAAGATTTTTTAGGTATTCCAAACAAGAAATGCTTGAGTACATGTTTAAGTTTGAGTTAGTAAACAGGGAACATTATCTCAAGGATTACTTTCAGGTAGCCATGGACGGTAGCCATCCAGGCATTTCATACCACACATTTTATGCAGATTTTGCGTATAATATATTTAGGAGAAATAATGATTACTAAAATTAAATTTATGATATGGAAGATTCGTAATCGCAAGAAGCTAAAGCCCAGAAAGTATATATATTAAATGAATATCCTTGGATTCAATGAGACTTCCCATGATGCTGCCCTCTCTTTAATAAACGATAGTGGTGAAATTCTATTTGCTGGTCATGCTGAAAGATACAGCAAGATTAAAAATGATTGGTATACAAATGATGCTCTATGGCATGATGCATATTCTTATGGCATACCCGACAAATTTGCCTACTATGAAACACCAGGATTAAAAAGATCTAGGCTTATACTTCAGGGTGGTGCCAGCGATTGGAAGCCAGAAAATCACTACGATAAATCATTCAAGCATCATTATTCTCATGCCTGTGCAGGGTACTACACAAGTCCATTCCAGGACGCAGTTGTGGTGGTGTTGGATGCAATTGGAGAATTTACCACTAGCTCTATCTGGATTGGTGAAGGAGATGACCTGACCCTATATAAGAAGTGGAGCTATCCTTTTAGTTATGGACTGTTCTATTCAGCATTTACTCAGCTAATTGGATTAAAGCCAAATGAAGAAGAGTACATCATGATGGGCATGGCTGCTTACGGTGAAGCAGAAATGTATTATGATAAAGTAGCCTCATACTTTCCTTCTACCTATAAGCAAAAATATAATTTTCACAAAGGAATTTATGATTGGGATCAGGATATAACTGATAACGATAAGTTTCATATTGCTGCCGCTGTTCAAAAAGTATATGAGCACCGCCTATCTGAATTTATGTGGCTAGCCCTAGAAAAAACTGGTAAGAAAAGGTTAGTCTTTATGGGTGGCTGTGCTCTAAATAGTAAGGCAAACACAGGTTTGTGGGATATCTTTGAAGACATTTGGATTATGCCCAACCCAGGAGATGCTGGAAGCTCTTTGGGTGCAGCTGCAGCCTTGTATGGAAAACATTTAAACTGGCAAGGACCATATCTTGGATATGATCTTGGCGGAGAATACCCAGTCCAAAAAATCTTGGATGAAATAATGACTAATAAAATTGCTGCGGTAGCCACTGGAAGAGCAGAGTTTGGTCCAAGAGCATTAGGAAATAGAAGTATCCTGGCAGATCCTAGAGATCCAGATATCAAAAATAAGGTAAATAGAATTAAACAAAGAGAATTGTTTAGACCTTTTGCACCAGTCATAATGGAAGAACATGCTTCCGAATGGTTTGACATGAGATATGCATCACCATATATGCAATATACTCCTAGATGCCTTAAGCCAGATCTTATCCCATCAGTGGTTCATCAAGATGGAACTTCTAGGGTACAAACTGTTAACAGGGACCAACATCGTGGCCTCTACGAGCTTCTGAAGGCGTTTTACGAGGCAACTGGAGTACCAATATTGCTAAATACAAGCCTTAATATTAAGGGTCAGCCTCTGCTTAATGATGAAGAAGATATTTGGCAATGGGAAAAGCAATATAATACTAAAGTTATTAGGTAATCTTTGCGTCTTATCTAGACAAGCTTTAAACCAAATGGTATAATTGTGTTGAAGAAAGGATTAGTATGTCTGATTCAAAAAAGAAAAGCCTAGCTAAAAGTATTACCTGGCAAATAACACACATGGTGTTAGTTGCTGGAACTATTCTAATTCTAACTGGTAAATGGGAGATTGCTAGCATTGCAGCAATTGCAGAACTAGTTTGGGAAACTGTTGCCTACTATTTGCACGAACGTGCTTGGGCAAAATTTGGTAAAAACGTAAAATAAGGAGAAAACATGGCACTTTACAAAGAACCATTTGATAAAAAGCTTCGTGGTGACGAATTCGGAAATATGGCTTCGTACCGTAAGCACCCACACCGTGGACAAGACTGGCACCCAGCCGAAAAGACCATTATTCCAGCAATCACAGCAGGAAAGATTACTCAGATTTTTTGGTCAGATGTATTGGGGCACGTTGTAGAAATCCTAGGAGAAGATGGGGTTTATGCTCAGTATTGCCACCTAGCAGCAAAGCCAACAAGTATTAAGGTTGGGGATGCTGTAGCACTTGGCCAACCAGTTGGTCGTGTTGGTGGAGGAAGAAACACACCTAGCGGATCAGCCAGTACAGGTGCCCACCTTCATCTTGGAATGTCTAAGCAAAAGAATGGTCACCTAGCACCATACGACAAGCTAATTGATCCAATTAAGCACATCACAAAGAATTCAACTGGTGCTCCTGCAGCACCTGCACCTGCTCCAGTAGTTGCACCTGCAGCTGACGTTCCTGCTACTCCAGCACCAAAGAAGGCAGCAAAGCCAAAACTAGTTGGAGAATTGAAGAAGGGTTCGGAGGGATCTGCAGTTAAATATTTGCAGACTACCCTAGGAGTAACTGGTGACGATCTCGGATTCTTTGGCAGTAACACCCACAAGGCAGTAGTGGCTTTGCAAAAGAGCAATAAGCTAAAAGCCGATGGTATTGTCGGTCCCCTGACTTGGAAGGCACTAGGCTAATGCCAACATATGAGTATGTATGTAGGGAATGTGAAACTCAAATAGTTGAAAAACGTAGCATTCACGATCCATCGCCAGATCACTTTTGTGAGAAATGTGGAAACAGAATGAACCAGGTTATTGGCGGTCTGGGCATTCAATTTAAAGGCAGCGGATTTTATAGAACGGATAAGTAGTGGTAGAGACAGTTGAGTGGGTACTGACTGCTTTAGATCGTTGTGATAGTTGTGGAGCACAAGCTTATGTTCAGGTAACAGGAGTTACTGGAGATCTTATGTTTTGTAGCCACCACTATAACAAGATTATGGATAGTCCAACAGGATATGAAAAGATGATGAATTTTGCATATCAAATTACAGATGAACGAGAGCGACTCGTAGAAAATAGGCTAAAAATAGATGACTAAAAGAGTATTGCTAACAGGTGCTTCTGGTTTTGTTGGATCGCACATATTAAAACATATCTTGGAAAATACAGATTGGGAAGTAGTTTGTTTAACTACTTTTACTCACCAGGGTAATCAAGACAGAATTGTTTTTGCTACTGAGGATTTGGATCCAACAATGAGCAGGGTAAGAGTATTGATTTGTGACCTATCTTCTCCCATATCTTCTATTACCTCAAGTAAAATTGGTAAGATTGATTATGTTATTAATGCTGCAAGTGAAAGTCACGTAGATAGAAGCGTTGATTCACCTGCACCGTTTATCATAAACAATGTATCTTTGGTATGTAATCTGCTTGATTGGGCAAGAACAGCAAATCTTGAAAAATTTATACAGATATCTACCGATGAAGTATATGGACCATATCAAAACAGAAAGTCAATTGAGTGGGATGCACATCTACCTAGCAATCCATATAGTGCTAGTAAGGCAGCCCAGGAAAGCATCGCTTTTGCATACTGGCGTACATACAACATCCCAATAATCATAACTAATACTATGAACATTATTGGAGAAGCTCAGGGTACTGAAAAATTTACCCCACTATTAATTAAAAAATTAATTAATAATGAAGTTGTAGACATACACACATATGACAATGGTAAGATTGGGTCTCGTTACTGGTTATACGTAGGCAATAAAGCATCCGCAATTATTCATATCCTAAAGAATGTGGATGCACTTTTACCAAATAACTCAGATAAGCCAGAGCGATTCAATATTGCAGGGGACGAACAATATACCAATCTACAATGGGCAGAAATGATATCTGAAATATTGGGAACTGGTCTTCGATATAATCTAAAGGATTCTAGCATTTCTAGACCTGGATATGATCCACACTACGCATTAGATAATTCAAAATTGCTAGCCACAGGCTGGACAGCACCATATGATCTTCGACAATCACTTGATAAGACTGTAATGTGGTATTTAAATAACCAGGAATGGCTGTAGGGCAATAAGCATCTTCTGATATAATTATTTTATACAGTGAAAGGAAAGCCATGGTTAAAAGTTTAAATAGATATCAATCTGGCATAGTTTTTGAAACAACCGCAGTAACATATAGTAAGTTAGAAAAACAAAACATTAATGATTTCATAACTGAGAATGATTATTTAAGGCTTGCTATGAGTCCAACTTATGGAAAGCTTGAGATGGATTCCAGAAAGAACCACTTCAACATCATTACCCTAACTGATCTAGACATTGACTTTGAATCTGAATCCAATGAAGAATTAGTTATAGATGATCACGTTTTTCTTTTAGATCTCAATCAATCATACTTCCATGCTCTATATGATAACTTCGGGCAATGGCTTGTTTTAAAAAAATACATTCCAGAATTAAAGACAATTTTTGTAAATACTCAAGACATCAAAACTTTCGAAGGAACATCTTATAAATCAACAATTATGAACTGGGCAGGAGTAACTCTAGAAAATGGATACTATGAGGCCTCTGAATACAAATCATTAAAATTTAAAAAGGTATCCTTTATACATTCTGGAACAAGTCACATACTTCGTGAGGTAGTCCACCAGATGCCACAACAAGATGAAATTACCCTAGATCTTAATGATAGAAACAATGCTCTATTTTATATGAAATCTAAGCTTCTGAAAAATTTTGTAAATGAAAATATAATTACAAAAAATTTGCCAAGAAATAAAAAAGTATATATATCTAGAATACAAACTCGTAGAATGTATGACAGGATATTCTTGTTTAAAAAGCTTGTAATGGATAATGGAGTTTCTTGGAATGGCGATGGCTCATTCAATGATCCTAACGATTTTCTTTTAAAGACAAACCTAGACGCATTTAAACCAGCTGGAATATTTGGCCCAATGCACGAAATAGATTTTAGATATTTAGATATAGAAGATGAAATGCTGATTGAAAGATTCTTTTCATCACAGGGCTACGAAATATTAAATGGTATAGAGTCAATGTCAATGGAAGATCAGATTAACACCTTTGCACAATGCTCCCATATTGCCACATTAGCTGGTGCTGGCTCTGTGAATGCAATATTCTTGGGGGATGGAACTATGGTTTATTTGGCACCAAATACAGGATATTCATTCCATCATGAGGACATTATAGAGTCAATTACAGAGAATAGTGTTATTCCTTTAGATAAAAGAATACATAATGGACCTAGTTATGCCATGCCAGTTTTTAAAATGCTGCAAATGCTAAAAGATGAATACGGAGATCAAATTTGATTAACATAGTTATCCCCATGGCTGGAGAGGGTTCTAGATTCTCTGAAGCTGGTTTCACTCTGCCGAAGCCATTAATTTCTATTGGTGGCAAAACCCTGTTACAGCATTCTATAGAAACCGTTGGTATACCTGGAAGATACATATTCATAACTAAGACATATG